CATCCATGCAGAACAAATCAAAAAAGATTTCATCAAATCCATGCATCCTTTCAAGTTGAAACAAAATGTTCACAAAGGCATAGGCAACTATTTGCCACATGCTGATGTCATGGATTTGGCAGCCTCCATCCAACAGGTTGCAGAAGAATTTGTCACAGATTATGTTGCCCAAGCAGTGCAACACACTGGCATAAAAAACCTTGTGTATCAGGGAGGGGTTGCACTCAACTGTGTGGCCAATACCAAATTGCTTGATATCTGCAACAATGTGTGGATAATGCCTAATCCAGGAGATTGTGGTAATTCGCTGGGAGCGGCACTGACACACCATCAAAAACCTGTGATTTGGCCTGGACCCTATATTGGCACTGATATTGCCTATCCATACCCTGTAGACGCTTGTATCAAGGAATTATACACCAATAAAATGGTGGGCGTAGCGTCAGGTCGTGCTGAATTTGGACCCAGAGCATTGGGGCATAGATCGCTACTTGCGGACCCAAGAGGGCATGATATCAAAGACAAAGTCAATGAAATCAAACGCAGACAAAAGTTTCGACCTTTTGCTCCTGCTATACTAGAAGAACATCTGCATGATTACTTTGAACTCAACACAGACTCATCACCATACATGCAATTCGTTGGTGTATGCAAACATCCAGACAAATTTCCAGCCATTGTGCATGTGGATGGATCATCCAGAATACAGACTGTGAGCAAAACAGATTCTCCTGGATTCAGAGCATTGTTGGAACGTTGGTATGCGGAGACAGGGTGTCCTATGTTGTTGAACACATCGCTCAACATACGTGGTAAGCCAATGGTCAACACCAGAGAAGATGCTGACCAATTTGAAAAAGAGTATGGTGTCAAAGTAGTTTCATAATGTATGATCAATTTTCATACAACGGCACCCTAACAGATTATCCTAACAAAACTGACTGGTATTGGATCACACACTCCAACAATGATTACACAAAATTTAATTTTGATTATCATGTGCCCCAATGGGAATCGGATTGTGTGCAAGTGTTTGGCGATCAACATGCCCGTGACTCACACACCTATCTTGTGAACACTAGACACAGTGATGATTCGCCTTGGCAGTTTCATGAACACACAGTGACAAGGACATCTTCTGTGCCGGTGTTTCATGCAACCAATCTCCAACCTTTAGAAGATCAAGGCGTGCGAATGTTCTCAAATTTTTTCAACTTCATTAAAAGATGTTGCAACAAAACAGATGCTGATTATTTTTGGGTCACTGCTTCTGTGTGTGACTACAGCAGTTTTGATTTTACATGGCATCCAGACATAGGCGAAGAAAAATTTGTGCATGCATGGACCACACAAGACAATCAACATGGCTATACATTTTTTGTGCCAAGACAGGAGTTTGTCAAGCAGTCACAGACACTGCAAAAATTAGAATGGTTTGAATACATCAAATATCACAGTGAAGTACCTGTGAACCAATTGCCTGTGAATACATTCACTCTCAACAAAGGAGTTGCTGATGCAATAAAAAATCACACATTCACACATCACTATGAATGGTTTGTAGAACAAGGTGTTGATTTTGATACAGATAAATTTCAACCTGCAAGATGGGATGACATTGCCGTAGAGGCATATGGACAAAATTCTAATGCACTGTTGGTGCCAAGAGAAACCAAATCTTTTATGCATGACCAAGTGTACGACTATCCACATGTGGTGAAAAAGCCTGTACAGATGATACAGCCAAAATTTGACATGATAGTGCTAGGTTATAAAGAGCCCGACCTTGAACAAAATTATGCCTCAATCAAAAAACAATATCCTCATGCTAAATTGATATCGGGTATCGAGGGCAATGTTAATGCCTACAAAGAATGTGCAAGACAGAGTGAAACAGAATACTTTTGGACAATATTTGCCAAGTCTGAAATCAACGATGATTTTAAATTCAACTACCATCCAGACTGTATGGAACGTCCACATCACTACATTTTCAAATGCTACAATCCAATGATTGATTATGCATATGGTCACATGGGGATAATCTTATATCACAAACAAATGGTTTTGGATGCTGAACAATGGGGGCCTGACTTTACTTGTTCTTTTCCTGTTAAATTAGTTGATGAGATATCCAACACAGCCAATTATTTTCACACACCGTTTTTGACCTACAGAACAGCATTTAGAGAATGTGTAAAACTTGCATCAAATTGTATTGATGGCAGTGACACACAACAAAACAAAGAAATCCTCAGCAAGTGGTTGCACAGTGCAGACGAATGGACCAAGCGTGGATCACAAGATGCTGTAAGCCATGTTGATGACAATGGCAATTTAATGCAAGTGTTTGATTGGCAATTTATTGAATCAAAATTCGATCAGTGGAGTTAATTGTATTGTTTGACCCAGTTGTTCACATGATCAATGATATAAGATTGCTCTGATTCAGTCAGAGAATAGTAACACGGTAAACTTACAATTTGCTCGCACACCCACTCTGTTCTAGCACATGGTTGGTAAGGATAATATGGTTGGTTAGTGTTCAAAGGTTTTTTGTAGTGAATGTTTGTGCTGATGCCTTGTCCTTTCATGTACAAAATAAAATCATCTCTGGCAGGCACTTGTATCACATACACATAATATGAATGTAAACAGTGCAGTCTAGTCAACGGAGTTTTTGCAAGAAGTTGATCATTGTAAACATCTGCTTTTTGTCTTTTTTGTTCATTCCAATCAGTGTAGTGTTGCATTTTTTCTAACAACACAGCTGCCTGGATACAGTCAATCCTTGCATTGAATCCAATGGTTTCATAATCGTATTTTGTTTTTCTTCCGTGATCTCTGTACATTTTTACACGATCAATCAAGTCTTTGTTGCCTGTCACAGCACCAGCATCACCTATGGCACCAAGATTCTTTATTGGGTTGAATGAAAAACACGTGAGATCAACTAGATTGCCAACTCTTTGATTTTTGTATTCTGCGCCAGCACTGTGTGCCGCATCTTCAATGAGGAAAAGGTTGTTGCTTTTTGCAATTTTTTTAAGATGGTCTATGTTGGGAGTTTGTCCATACAAGTCAACAAACAGTATGGCTTTTGTGTTGTGTGTGATTTTTTGTTGTATTTGAGTTGCATCAATGTGATAATATTCATCTATGTCCACAAACACAGGCTTTGCTCCGATCACTTTGATGGCTTCTACAGTTGAAACAAATGTATGAGCAGTTGTAATAACTTCATGGCCTGGTTTGATTCCGCATGCTAACAGAGCTAGAGTAACTGCAAATGTACCATTGCCCACAGCGGCACAAGATTGGGCCTGCACGTGATTAGACCAAGTCTGTTCAAATTTTTCTACAGTGGGGCCTGCAATAAATTCATCTGTGTCAAGGATTTTTTGAATTGCAGTATTGATTTGATCCTTGCAATCTTTGTACTGATCTTGGAGTTTAGTAAATGGTATCTGCATCAATTTTTTCTAATGCTTGATAAAAATCAAACTGCCTTTGATATCCTAGTACAGTTTTTACTTTATTAATATTCAGCGATCCTCTGTTGGGGAAATACTTTTCTCTGTTGACTGGTATCAACTTACTGTTGCTATCATAAAACTCTTTCACTGTGTCGGCTAGTTGTTTAATAGTCAGAGTGTGTTCACTGCTGATGTTAAAGGTTTTATTTTTACAATCAGACTCTACAGCAAGAATCAATGCTGACACCAAATCATCTACATAGGTGATGTCAGTGGTTGTGTCTTGTGCATAAAATATTTCTTCATTTTTCCTTGCTGACTTGATAAACTTAGGCACCAGTCTATCACCAATATCGTTGTTGCCAAACACACATATAGGTCTAAAAATAATATAGTCTAATGATCTGTTTCTGCTGTGTGCTTTTAGCAAATGTTCTTGTGATAGTTTAAGACTGCCATAGAGATTTATAGGAGCACATGCACTTGATTCGTCTGCATCATTTTGAAAGTGTCCATATACATTTGAACTAGAAACATGTATGTATTTTTTGCTTGATGAATTCAGTGTGTTGATCAATCCTTTGATCATACCATCAGCAGATAAAACTGGATATTTTTCTGAAAGACTTACTCTTGGATATGCCGCTAGATTGATGGTAACATCTGGTTTAAAGTTGTGCAGTGTGTCTTGTATTAGGCTTTCTTCTAGTATTGAGCCATTGACTGTGTCAACATTATACCATTGACTGGTCCTTGCTTGGATGATTTTGTGTTTATGTTTTTCTTGTTTGACGCCGAAGATTGAAAAGTTATCATACACACAAACATCATGTTTGTGTTGCAGTTGATTAACTAAATGATGTCCTATGAATCCTGCACCGCCAAAAACAATTATTTTCATTCTTCATCTTCTGCACTTGGTAAAGAAACTTTTTGCATTGACTTTATAAGGTCTTCTCTCAATTCCTCAAAATTACATTGCCCAGTTTCAAAATCACGTAGTGCATTCACTGAGTCTGCTTGACCACGCTCTGCTTCATGACCTGTGATAGGCACAGCACCGCGGGACAGTTGCTTTGCTCTGTGCACCGCCAGCAATATCATCTCATATCGATCATCAATACCTTGAGCTTGGCATTGATTCCAAGCTTCTTGTGCAAATACTCTTGCCACAGTCTATGCCTCTTCTGTTTGTTTTTTTGGTCTGCCTTTGCGTGGTCTAAGTTCTGGATCGAGTTCATATGCTCTTTCTTTTAATACAAGCATCTTTTTTTCCAGTCTTTCTGCACGTGCTAACATCAACTTGGCTTCATTTTTTCCTGATGTGCCTTGAGAAGTTGTGTCGGGTTGAATTGAAAGTCCTGCTAGATCAACTCCACGTTGACCGGCAATCATTTCGTTCAACTTGTCTAATTGCACAGCATTAGCACCTTCTTCTGTGACCATGACATTCTCAGTGGCCTGTTTCAACAGTTTGCCCTTACTGTGAAGCCACTCTAGCACACTCATGCCTTGCATTGATGTTGCTTGACTTTGTTCATCTTCATTGAGAGATTCTTCTAGTGGCATTTTGTGTCTGCCCAAAATGTGTGCAAATTCAAATGACTCTTGGCCGTCTTTGGATTCTAATAATCCTTCGATGATGTCTTCTTCAAATGGAAGCATTGCATCTCTGTCAATCACAAGACTTGCATAAGGGTCTTGTGGCAATGTGCGATAGGCAACAATAACTTTTGTGCCTGTGGTTTTTAACATACCTACGTGTTTCATTTATTTCTCCTCTGCTTTCGGCGCTTCAGTAGTACCTTCTTCTGTGTTTTGTTCTTCTGCTTTGGCATCAACTGCTTTCAAAAACGCATCTAATTTATCAAACACTTCACCAATTGTTTTGAGTTCGGCACCTCTAAATGCGCCTCTGGATGATGAAATGTCAATGATTGTTCTTATGTTTCTCAAGTCAGCCACAGTGAGGGCAGGCGGTTGTGCCTGTGGAGTCTCAACTGTGCCGTCTTGTTGCGGCTGTGCTGATTGAATTGTTTCTTCTGACATTAGGAGTCTCCTTGTAATATTATAATATGCATATATTATATTTTATATCTATTGCAGATGTCAACCGTAATAAACGGTTTGGCCAAAAGGTGGACGCACCCTGTCGTTGGTATGAATCACCCACAGTGTGTCACAGTAGTCTGCATCACCCCATTGATCCCATGTTTCGCCATCTGTGAAACACACCAACAGCTGTGGTTTTACATCATTTTCTTGCATCCATCGCCAGTTTACTCCAATGTCTGTGCCACCGTAGCCTTGTGGAGCGTATGTGGTAATATCTTTGCCGTCCCATGATTCAAACTGTTCAGGAGCATGAACTTCTGTGTCAAAACACCAAATGTTAATTTTGTATTCGTCAAATTCTTCTGCAATGCCATTGATTTCGGAAAGAAAATCTTTCAACATGGATCCTGATATGGATCCTGATGTGTCAATGCTGACACAGATGTCTAGTTCATTCTGTACTTCAAGACCAGGCAACACAGCATTGGTTGAATACATCTTGCGTGATGGTCTCATCCATGAGTAGTTGTTCTTGATTTGACTCTTAATGGTTTGTCTCAGCATGCTTCTCCAGTCCAGTTTCGGCTGAGTGATGTCTGTGATCAGTCTTTCAAGTCCACGTGGCACATTGCCAGCACCTGATGATTGTGCCGCTTTGGCAGATTGCAACAGTGAATTTTTGATCTCATCTTTGAGTTGATCTTGTTCAGTTTTAGACATCTGTGGCATTTCAATTTTTTTCTTGTTGCCGTCTTGGTCTGTCACAGTGGCTTCACCTTTGTCTAGATCAATGTGTACATCAAGTGTTGATTGTTGTTTTTGCCAGTCGCTCAACTTTTCATATATCTGTTCTGCTGACTGATCTCTGTATTGTGAGTCCAACAGCGGTGCATTGTCGCCAGTGGGTTTGGAACCAACACCTTCATCATCAAGTATTTGATTGATGGCATAGTCTGCCGCCACATTCCAACCTTGTGGATCTCTATCACCACGTCTCAGCATGTGTTCAAATGCCACATGTAACACTTCATGTGCCAACAAAAATTCAACTTGTTTGACATCCAGCTGATCAATAAAGTCAGGAGCATACCAAAGATGTCTGCCATCCGTGGCCGCTGTGCCTATCTCTTTTGACTCTTTGAGAATCAAACGAGTTGCCATGTTGCCAAAGAATGGTTTCTTCAGCAACAATGATATTCTGGCTGTTACGATTTTTTCTTCTTGTGGAGTTCTCATTAACCCTCCATGCTCGCTACAACATATTTGCCAAACTTTTCATGAAACTTGTTGAATGATTTCAACTTGCTTGGCTTCATTGGTAGTTTGTATGTTGACAGTGCAATCTTTGCACCCATCACTGTGAGTTCAGTGTCAAAGTTGTCCATCATAAAGTTCAAGAAGCAGTCGGCCATTTTGTCAAAGTCCTTGTGTTTGTCGTTCTCTTTAAGTTCATAACACATGGAAACTGCCAGTGAATATTGTCCTGACACTTCAACTTTCTTAGGCATCTTCTTGATCTTGCCGGATAGTATGTCTGTTGGGTTGGGAAGGTCAGCCGCAATTTTACGATGAGCCATAAATTTGATGGCTGTGCCTTCCCCAACAGCACCTGCTACTAGGTCAGTGAGCGTGTTGTCCGGCAGGTGTTCTGTTAGTAATTGACTTACAAATGACCATGTTCTTGGTGTGGCAAATGCCTTGGAAGAACCTTTGGGATCGAAGTCATACAAATCATTTTTTGCAAACGTACAATAACCTACAACATCTGCATGAATATTATTAAGTGTGGCCCATTCAAACCAATCATCAAAGTCCACTTTCATTTCAATGTGAACAAAACGATTGGAAAGAGGAGCAGGCATTCTGAATGTAACACCTCTGTCTGTTTCTCTGTTGCCGGCCGCCACAATCGACACACCCTCTGGTAGATCATATGCACCAACCTTTCTGTTGAGAATAAGTTGATATGCCGCAGCCTGTACAGCAGGTGGTGCCGCATTGATCTCATCCAAGAATAAAATTGCTGTGGATTTTGGGTCTGATGGTAGTTCAATGGGTGGTGCCCATTCCATCTTGTTGGAAGTTGAATTGTAAAATGGAATACCTTTGATGTCTGTAGGCTCCCACAGTGGTAATCTGATATCAATCACTTCACGTGACTGCTCGTCTCCAATCTGTTTGACAATATCGGACTTACCAATACCTGGTGCACCCCATATCATCACAGGTCTTTTCAATGCAATACAGTGTTTTAAACCTGTGATTGCTTGACTAGGACCAATCTGTCTTGTTGTTTCTATTGTTTTGTTGCTCATCTTTTGTTACGCTCCTTATGTTTACTATTATAATGTCACAAGGCAAAGTGTCAACCAACACAAAAATCGCTATAATTGGAAGTTTTCTAGGTCACCATCTAACAATTGAAGCATCACTGCTGGTTTTTCTGCAAACAAAACCAAGTATTTTCGCTTCTGTGGAATGTAATAAGGTGCAGGGCAGTTGCGATTGAGATTCAAAAAGGCTCTGATGGTCATGGGTTTGTTCATTCTGATCTTGTAAGACTGGAATTTTGCAAATTTAAGCAAATGATAGCCTTTGTATGTGAGATTGAAATGGGTGTCATCAGACACAAATGACTTGAACATCATCTTGACAATTTTATCCACAGCAAATTCAAGGTCACACTGCTGTTTGATCAGTTCGGCTAGTTTATGTTTGGTTAATTTCATCTTTCAACTGTTTGCCTTGTGTGAGTTCATACACTGCAAATTCATTGCACTTGAACATGTCGTTAAGTTTTTTGGCGAGATTGAAAGCATGACCAGGATTAGAAAAAGAAACTTTTTTATATTTGGGTCCTGGATAGTTTGAAATTATAGAAGATGATTTGAGATTAATGGGTTTGCCTTGGTAAAAAACTGCCCATATGGCTTGAGACTCCAACACTTCTTCCATCTTGTAATTTTTTTTGTTGGTGTGTTGTAAAAGTGTTCGTGGTCTGGGTCTACTCATTATGTGAGTATTTATCTAGATTTTATAGGTTGAAATGTGTTTTTAGATGTGTAAAAGTGCCGATGTATTTGCCATCGATGAATATTTGTGGCACTGTTTTTGCTGTGGGCACTGCTTCCAACAATTGTTCACGAGTCCAGCCGTTGCCTATGTTTTTTTCTTCGTATGCAATGCCTTTTTCATTTAATAAGTTTTTTGCCATGTCACAAAAAGGACATCCTGGTTTGGTCCACACTGTTGCTGTCATTTAAAATCTCCTCCATCCATACTTAGTGATGTTTGATCATCATTTGTTCTCCTACTTTGTATTTCTACATAGTGTATCAGCATGGTGGTCAATGCATTTCTTACTCGTTTGGCCAGTTCGATGTCTATTTTGATTTCACGCTGTCTTGAATTGTCAGCACGATTGATGGTTTCGATAAAATTTTTTAGATGTAGAGTATCATCCACCTTTGTTGACATTTGAAAACACCTTCCTTTGTTCAATCACTGTTTTGAATGGCCCCCGGAATTCGTTGCCTTGTATAGTGGCAAGTTTGGGACAAAATCCTTTGACCCAGCCTTTTGGAAACTTCACACAGTAGTAGCCTGCGGCATACATGTTGTCAGAGTTGGGCGACTTGGAATACAATGGCAATTGATGCTTGACATCAAACACAGCATTGTATGGCGTGTGTTTTGCAGGATAACCATACACAATCTTGTCAGAAGACTGAGGTTCGATCACATTGATTGGTTCAAACAAGTCAAATTTGTCTTCAACCTCAGCCAGTGTGAGGTTAGCTATGGACGAATCAGTACCTGTGACAATGAATTGATTTTGATCATGACGTTGAATTGTGCCAATTCTTGATCCGTTGTGTTCTATGATCCAAAATCGATCAGGCAGTAATTGCTTGGTCTTGACGGAGTCTTGCGTTGAAAGGTTCTGCATAAAATTTAACATTGTCTCTGATCCTCACTAGTTCATGTTTATTACAAAATTTTAACATATGAATACCAACATTTGCAACCTCTTTTGGAGATTCTGTGGCAGATGAAATGGTTTGTGTAATGATTTGTTTGATGTCATCTGGCTGTTGTGTGAGATCAATCAGTTGCTGATTTGTTGCATACTCATCTCTCACTGTGCGTTCTTTGCCGTTGTGATCAACCCATCTACTCAACATAATGTTGTTCCATATGAAGCCTTGACTTTGCCGATCTTGAAATGCATCTTTAAGTTTAGTTGTTCTTACTTTTGGGAAAGCAGAAAAAACATTGTCAGACGAATCGCCTCGCATGCACTTTTCAAACAACAGCCATTCAGGGTCTGGTGCAGACTTGGGCAACTTTGTTTTTTTGTCTATGATTTCATTGTTCTTATCGTCAAAGAAACCGTTGATTGTGATGTGTGTGTCTGTGATGCCATTGTACTGTGAAACATTTTCTGATAACAACTGATAAAAATCTGAATCCGAACTCACAATCACATGATTATCGTCAGGGTGTGATTGAACCCAACCTGCAATCAAATCATCTGCTTCTAATTGTTTGTGTTGCAGACTGGTACAGTTGGATTTGTTTTCTACAAATGTTTTGAATTCGTCAAATGTTTCCCAAAACACTTTGTCTGCTTCTTGTTCAGCAGGCGTCATTGCATCACGTGTCACTTTTCTATTCTGTTTGTAGGCAGGATAAAAGTCTTTGCGCCATGATCTACCTTCAAAACAAAACACCACATGATCAGCGTTAAATCTTTCCCAACATTTTTTAACAGAGTTCATGCATATGTGCAGAGCTAATCCTGTTTTTGTGAATATGTCATCACCACGCACCACGTGTCTTGCACGAAAGAATGTGTTGGCCGAATCAAACAGCAGATATGTTTTAGGAGATTTCAGTTTTGCCATCCTCTCTTTTGGTTTCTTTGACAATTTGATTGTCTGCAGAAAGTGGAGTGCCTTCATCTGCTATGGTGTTGCACAGCACAGAAAACCAATGATCAACAACTTCTTCATCTGTGTTGCCTGAGAATCCATGTTCTTTGAGATTGTTGACAAAGTGTTGATTCCAATCAAGTTCGAAATACCCATACTTGGGGTTTTCAGGATCAACATTTGTGTCTAAAACTTTGATGTATGGTTCACCTGCTTCAGTGGCCATGTCTTTTGCAGTTTTCTCAAGTTTCTGCTTCTTGTTGAATATTGTTTTTAATTTATCAAGCATATTACTAATATAACAACTAAACCAAAAATTGTCAACTTCGTCAATTCATTATTTGTATCTTGCTGATAACTTTTATCATCAGACGGTAATGGTTTTATAAAATTTCTCCTTGAAAATACTCTCACTTTAATTTATCTTTCCAGATTTCAATGGTTTTATCAAGACCATCATCTAAACTAACTTGTGGCTTCCAGCCAAGTGTTTTGTGCATCAAAGATGAATCGCTATTAAGCCAATATATTTCTCCATGTCTTTTCGGTTGTCTGTTCCATTGAACTTCTCCTTGCCAGTCTACTTTTTTTGCAATTTTTTCAACATAGTCTTTAATACTAATTGGATTGTTGGGTCCTATTGTAGCAATTAATCCATGATTACATTTTTCAGGCTGTGTGATAACTTGCATCCATACATCTAAAAGATCTTCAATGAATATGAAATTTCTCCAAGGTTCAGCATATCCCATCTTAATGTATTCAGGATTTTTAAGCATTCTACTTATAATGGCTTCTGTCACAAAAAAATTGTTATCTTTTCTTCCATAAGCGTTGGTTTGCCTAATAGCTGTAAACGGAAGCCCATATGATCTTTTTGCGTACTTTAAATACGTTTCACAGGCATATTTGGCTACAGCATATGGGGCGTTTGGATTAGGCGACGTGTGTTCGTCGAACACAACTTGTTTTGAAAATTTTCCAGTATGTTGTATTTCATCACTTATTGGTTGCCAACCATACACTTCCATAGTGCTGGCAAAAACAAAATTCTTTAGTGTTTTTAATTTTCTTGTGCTTTCTATTAGATTAATTGTGCCAAGATAATTTGTTTCACTAAAACTAAGTTGTTCATAAAAACTTCTTTCTACTTCTGTCCTGGCAGCTAAGTGAACGATTATGTTTGGATTCACATTTTCTACTTCTGTGTCGATTGATTTATAATCTGTCAAATCACTTTGTAAATGGAAGACATCAAAGTGTTGCTCCAAAAGTGGAGTTAGTGCTGAGCCAATGAATCCGCTACTGCCTGTTAACAGTAATCTCATGTTCCTATTGCGTTCCCAAAAAGATATACATGAACACGAGCTGCCACATTGTAGCCACGCTGGAACGCTTTTCTTGCCACATCGCCTGCTGTGGCTGATTGTTCCTCTTCTCTTGCACCTACAGGCATCACCCACACAGGATAATTCACACCTTGTGATTTAAAATTAGCAATGACATCTTCCATTTCATGCCATTGTTCATCTTTGTCTCCACACACAAACTTTAGTTGTCCTCTGTTGGACAAGTCATAGTAATCTTTTACAATTTCAGGACGGATTGCTTTGGTTGATTTTTCTCCTGCCACTGACCATAGTTTGGGAGATACAGAAAAAAATATTTCAGTTGTTTTTTCAGCAAGGAACCATTTGAAAGAATCTTTTAGTTTCTGTGTGCCATTAGTTTCAAATGTGATAGAAGCAGGCAAGTTGCCTTGACGTTCTAGTTCTTTGTATACGCCAATGAATGCATCTTGCGACTGTGGCATCAGCGGTTCGCCACCTGTTATACACAGATGTTGATGTTGTCCACTTACTGGATGAACAAATAATCCATCTGGATTGGAATCTGTTTTTATTATATCAACTACCTTGTCAGCAATTTCTTTTGCTGTGGCTTGCCCCATGAGATGTTTGTATTTCTTGGCCCATGTGTATGATGAATCACAACCTTTGTCCCAAACCGGCAAATCTTCTACACGTTTAATTGGCGTCACGTCAAATGACTCATATGGCAGTTCCCAACTGTCTGGGTCTGTAGGATTGATTTGTCCAAAGCCATTGCACTGTAGATTGCACAAAAAGAAACGTATCCAAGCAGTGGGCACACCTGTGTAGTGGCCTTCACCTTGTATTGAATAAAATATTTCAGAGTAATAGTATTTTTTATCTTCCACAGACATATTATAACATGTATTTAGACTTTGTCAAAACTATCTTTTATTTTTATTTTACTACAGTCTGGATATGATTGAAAAACAGGCTCAAAATTTCCTACTTGAATATAATCATCTAGCAATTTTTTTATATTTTGTGCATGTTCTAAGGGCATATTATAATGGAACCCTAGGTTGAATTTTTTTTGTGTTTCCCAGGGTGTAATGCTGAGATCTCTTCCATCATAACACATTTTTTCCAGTGCCATATATTGTTCATGATTGTCTAAAAGTATGGCTCCGCCTCTTTTGTTGTCTACTGGTTTTGTATGACCAAAACTTAAACATTGTAGAGAGTTTTTTCTATACATTCTTGGCTTCAATAGTCTTGCTGAGTCCCATATATTGCTTTGTTCTAGATTGTATTCGCCGATCCATTTATGTGATGTAAAAGAATACGGAATCTGTAGTTTAACAAAGGTCATAACAACACTAAGATATGTGTTACAAGGGATTGTTATATGTTTTGGTTTAGTTAATCTTAGACACACTTCCAACGCATGAGTACAACAATCGGTCAAAACAACATATGGTGCTCCTGTAAAATCACTGAGTGCGGAAGACAATTCTTGACGTTCGTTCATTTGATGCATGTCACCTGTAAAGTATATCTGTCTTCAGATCCTAAATTATATGCCGCATGTAAGGTTTGGCCTTGCCATTTGACGTAGTCACCTGATTGCCATTGTGAAAAAATTTTATTGCCAATTTGCATGAAATGGCCTGGTTTTGAATCTTCAAGAAAAATTATAAATCTATAAACAGAATTAATGTCTTTAATATTATTTTGATTCATAAAAATTTTGTATTTGTCTTTGTGTAATGGTAATACATTTCCTGGAGACATTCTGTTGAAAGCTGGCGCCTTTATTCGATAATCAAAATTTTTCAATACAGTGTCCACAAAAGCAGGCATCGGATTGGGTAAATGGTATACATCGTTGTTAATAATTTTTTTGTATATCTCTTGACTGTATGGAGCAAATACATCAGAGCTGTATCCTCCCTTACTAATGTATTCTAAATTGATAAAGTCTTCAGTTTTCCAAGTAACTTTAATTTTATGCATCAATCTCCCATGGATAAACTATCCAAGCAGGGTCTTTGTCTTTGTTTATCTTTTTTGCCCAATAATGCACTTCAAATTCAGACGGTTCATTGTCGATCAACACAGCATAGTCAGTGTATAAGGCACCACGCTGACGCATGATGTCTCTCACACGTTTGAATGTATGGCCAGTGTCGTTGATGTCATCCACCACAAGAAATCTGTATTGGTCAATGTAACTAAGTCCATCACCATGTCCGATAGGAAAGTCAGGAATCATTTCTTCAGCATGATCTCTGGTTGATACAACAAGTGGGATCATAGGAATATTCAAGTAGTGCGACATGATGGTTGCAGGAATACAGCCACCTCTTGATAGTCCAATGATGTGTGTGTATAATTTTGGCTCAACCAACTTAGCAAGGAACACAGACATCTTTTCAATTTGTGCCCAACTGTAAAATGTTTTATCTGCCATCGCCAAACACTGTATTCACCTGGTTGTGCACCTGTACAAATGTGGTGCACTTGGGAATATCCTTCAATCTTTTTGCGCCTACGTAGGTACATGTGGAGCGTAAACCACCCAAATAATCAGTGATAACAGTCTCTACAGCACCTTTGTATGGTACAGATACAACTTTACCTTCAGAGCCTCTGTATGAGTGTCTTCCACCGTGTGTTTCCATGGCTTGATCTGAACTCATGCCATAGAATGTTACTTTGCCATCATGTATTTGTGCTTCGGATTCGTCTGTGCCTGCCAGCATTCCGCCCAGCATGACAAAGTCGGAACCGCCACCAAATGCTTTGGCAATATCACCTGGCACTGTGCAACCGCCATCTGCAATGATGTGTCCACCAACTCCATGAGCTGCATCAGCACATTCAATCACACCTGACAGTTGAGGCATGCCAACTCCAGTCATCAATCTTGTGGTGCACACAGAGCCGGGGCCTATGCCACACTTGACCACATCACAACCATCTATGATCAATTCTTCAACCATTTCTGCTGTGATGACATTGCCTGCTACAATGATCTTGTCTGGGTATTCATCTCTCACTCGCTTGACAAAGTCCACAAAGTTCTGCTGATAGCCATTGGCAACATCAATACAAATCCAACGTATGTCTGGATAGGCAGCCAACACCTTCTTCATGGTGTCATAGTCTGGTGCTTCTTGATTGTATTGGTATGCCGAGCCTGTGCATATCATTACATTTTTTAATTTTAACCCTGTCTTCACTGCTTGATGCCAATCATCCACTGTGTAATGTTTTCTAATTGCTGTGAGTAAATTGTGTTGTTGCAATGCTTTAGCCATTGTGAATGTGCCAACGCCATCCATGTTGGCCGCAATGATGGGAATGCCAGTCCACTTTTGTGTGGAGTGTTTGAAATCAAACTCTCTTTCCAGTTGAACATTTTTACGTGATGTTAGTTGAGATCGTTTTGGTCTAAACAGGACATCTTTGAAGTCAAGTTTGATATCTGATTCTATTCTCATCGCGGAGCAAACTCTTGTTGCAGTTTAATATTGTCCATAAACTCTTTTCTAGTGGATGCATCATCTTTGAACGCACCTTTCAACACAGTGGTCTGTGTGAGGCTTGAATGTGCCCCTATGCCTCTGTTTTCACAACAGCCATGTGTGGCTTGCAAGTAAACTCCTACACTAGGACTGCCAGTGGCTTTGTGTATTTCATCAGCAATCACATTGTTAAGCTCTTCCTGTAGTGTGCCACGCCTTGCACACCATTGAGCAATTCTTGTGTACTTAGAAAGTCCGATTAATGTTTCAGCGGCAATGATGCCGATGTATGCCACACCGTTGACAGGTTGATGATGATGTGAACACATGCTTTTAATTTCACTACGCACTACCAACATGCCTTTGTATCCATCTTCAACATGATTGGGAAATGCAGTTGCATTTGGCATGGGATCATAACGTCCTGCCATTAATTCATTGATGTACATTTTTGCCAAACGTCTACCAGTGTCCATGCTGTTTGGATCATTGTATCGATCAATCAATAAACTGTCCAAAATAGATTCAAACTTTGGAGTAAGTTCTTCAATCAATTGTTGTTTGTCGCCTTCTTGTAGCACAGCACTGATGTTGTCACCAGCCCAATAGCGTATGCCTTGCTGTTCAAGTTGTAATTTTAGTTCTTCACTTTTGTTCATAGTGTTCTCCGATGTTGAGGCAGTGGATTGCCATTAAGTTATTATACTTTCGTCGATTGCTTCATGCAAGTTTTTTCCGTGGAAGAATTCAGTCTGCAATTTTTTCATTTATATTTCTTTAGATCATATGGAAGTTTTTCATCTTTGTCGAACCAATAAAGACTGCGATGAGGTGGGTTTTTTGTATCGGGTTTGCTTTTGCTTTGGTAGTAAAACAGTCTTATTCCTTTACGAGATTGGTCTTCAGGACATGTCAATGGGTTGGGATAACCATGGTACACAAAGTCATTGTAAGTCCATACCAGCATATTGCCCCAATCAGGTTTAATACTGCTCAATAATTTATTGTTGTCTAAGTCATAAAAGTTTAAACTGCCTCCCCATTCTTCATCCCATTCTTTGTTGAAGTATATTATTATACTAACTGCTCTATGTAAATGTGTTTCTTCTACCCAGTTGAAATCTGTGTGTACTTGCAGTGTGTCGCCACGAAAACTTTTCATATATCCGGCACCAATTAGATGAGGATCGGGCAACAGTTTATCTACGCCTGTTAAATTTTCTAACCATCTTAAAAATTCACTGCTGTGTAATGCATGCACTAGTTCGTCTTGCACTGTAGTAATCTGAAGATTGTTATATTCATACATACAACTGCCTTTGCGAGTGAAGTGTTTTCCCTGCTCCAAAGAAAGACCATCAAGTTCATTGGCACACTTCTGTGTTACATCAGTTGGTAAAAATTCTGGTATGTTTATCAAACCGTAGTATGGATGCCTTCTATATGAATTACTGAGTATATCAAGATCTAATTTTTTAAGATTTTGTAATATTTTTTTTTTCACTTATAAACTTTCGTCGATTGCTTCATACAAGTTTTTTCCATGGAAGAATTCTGACTGCAATTTTTTCTTTTGTTTTTCTATTTCTGCAAGGTATTTAGAATAGTTTTCCATAACATCAACAATTCTGTCCATTATTTTTTGTTTGTTCTGTTGATAACTTTGCATGTCTTGTGTCCATGCATCAGGATATTTCATTGTGTCAATGAACATTTCTTTGTAAGACAGTCTGTCTGGCACCATCACCATGCAGTCAAGTATCAAACCTTCATAACCTGATATGCCCAGCGTTTCTTGTAGATTGGCTGAAAACACCAGTTTGGATTCTGCCAGCAAATTGTGATATTCATATTTCTTCAGTGATTTTTCTTGACACACCACAAATTCATACTGTGGCAGTGCATCTTTCAAATCATAGAATATTTCTGGTTGCTTCTCTGGAGCCAAACGATGCGGAAACACAATTTTATTAACTTTCTCAGCACCTTTGTATGCTTCAAGTTCTGCATCAAAGTATTCCATAGGCCAACCAGTTTGCACAACTTTAGACTTGTCAAGGTCTGGAAATGCTTCAAAGAACATGTCTATATGAAACTTTGTTGCAAAATAATTGTGATCATAGCATTCAAACATACTGCGTTCTGCATTTCTCACCCATGGAGCATTGCCTATCAGTCTGCCCAAAAAGTCCTGAGGGTCATATGAACCAGCATGCCACATGCCACCTATGGTGATCTTAACACCTAGCAGTTCTGCCATGTATCGCAATTGTATCACTGTGGGATTCCATGCATCTGTGTACAAGAAATAATCTCCATCTTTAATTTTGCCTTCACAAAACATTGTGGCAATCTGTTCCAATTGTTTGCTTTTGTACACATTGGTTCCGCCAAAGTTTAAAAATGCACCTGGCGTAGTTGCCTGTGGTGTGTCTCCACCTGATATTGTAGTGACCTTGCTGTGAGTAAATTTTTGTATCTGCCATGGCAAATACTTTTTCCATTCTGCTGTGTATCTTGTTTCTACTGCTTCAATGTCTACAACGTAAATCATCTGTGCATGCTTTCCTTAGTTGACTGCCTTTTTGTATGTGTTGTCACAGCCATTTTCGCCATCTTCAGAAACTTCTATTCTTATTTCACGACCAGCATGTTTGATTTGTATTTGATGTGCTAGTTCATCAGCAATCATTTCACACGACTTATAATCAAGTTCAAGTGTGCCTTGATACAGTGCTTCCAACCATCTTTTGAACTGAATAAATTCAATGTCTCTGTCATCATGGAATACTTCTATCCACACTTTGAAATGGAAGATGTGTCTGTGCGGATATCCAAGAAAACTCACATCTTCAAGTTTTGGATCCTCCAGTGCCGCAGGATATTTGTGGATGCCTTCTTTTTTAAATGTTACCCATATCTGTTTCATAGTGTTTCATCATCTCCATATTCTGTCCAATCAGTAAAATGTTTGTCATCAATCATGTCTCTCACTGACCAACACCATACACCAGGATTGGTTGCACGGAAATCAGCATCATCCAACTTGATCACAACATTGCCTTTCATGTCCATGATGTTGTCCATTCTTATGCCATACACTATGGTAAATCGAGGATGTGTCAACAGTTCAATGATGTCATCAAATCTGTATGCTGGATTGGTATCCACAGTTACATAATAATCTCGATCTAAAAAGTATTTGAGTTGGCCTGCAATGGCACCGATTTCTTGCCCATCCAAAACTTTATAAGAATGATTGGCACCAAAGTAAATGTGTTTGGCTCCAGTTTTTTCAGCATGTCTCACCACTGTGGCAGTGCGTTGCAGTCCAACCACAAACAGTGTTTGCATGCCTTGTGTGGCAGTCTTTTCTACTTCTGTGCCAACAAAAAAATCAGCATTGTCTTTGACACCGTTTTTGTAATCACGTTCCATGGTTTGATAACTCCTCAAGTATTTGTTTGTATCTCAATTTCATTTTTTTTGCGTCCAGCAGTTCTGCCTTGTGTGCCCATTCACGGATGCGTTCTCGCTGTGCTTCCATCTGTTTGACTTTTTTCTTGAGTGATTTCAACTCTTGTTTGACTTGTTCTTCTGTCATGTGTTGGGTGGAATCGTTGTAATCTGTCATTTATACCTCCTCAAATAGGTTTGCAAATTGTGTCGACGCATTCACTGTTTTTTTACCTGTGGCCCCTCTGGTTCCTATAATACTCATCCAATACTTGGAGTACTCTTTTATTATAGCATCTGCTACAGATCTGTCATCTGTGGCAAATATTGCTTCCACAATGTCACGGAACATTATTCTATCAAATGTTTCATTGATCAACATGTTTGGTATTTTTCCTTGATCATACTGCCTGTTGGCTTCCTGCACAGCATTGATGTGCATCCACACATTGTGTCCCATCATAATGGCATATGAAAATGAATCCCATGATGTTTTGCCTTCTTTGCCAATCTTATTTAGATCACCTTGACCGTATATACAGATATCTTTGGCAGACAACCCAGTGGTTACAGGTGAATTCATGAAACTTGGATGTTTGCCTTCTCTCACAAATGCATCACTGAATGGTGTAGTGTCTTGTGCAAATGCTTTGTTGTCAATTGACGGCACCATTCTGTACACCCACTTGGAACGATCTTGAGTTTCAAGTTCACAATAAATTTGTCCGTTGGCTGTGGCAAGGAATGGAGAAGCACAATCAAAGGTCACTGTGAAGTTGGGATTGTGATATTTGCGAACTGCTCGTTGAATGTCTGTGAGCAGTGTTGCCCACTCAAGTTTTGATGTGCCTAGGAAGTGCATGAAGTCATGTTTGCCTGTTTCCAACAAACCATCAAATCTCAGTGCAATCAATCTTTTCAACACCAGATGGATATCACACATGTTTTGTCCACCCATGCTCCATCCATTGAAGTGTGTTTCTGGATACTTCTTGGGATCACAGTAGTCTTTCATCTGTTCGTACCAGTCATCTGCATCTGCATGATTTTCACCCTGCAACACATTGAGGAACTTGCAAGCACCTGATCTATTTTTCATAAAGTAGTCATTGTTTATTCTTGTGGCGTTCACAGCATCTTGATAGTTGTCAATGCCTGTGGCCTTTGCACCTGCAGGTGAACGTGCCACCCATGCTGGTATATCAAGTATCATACCATAGTCCATGTAAGCATCCATCCACGCAAGAACTTGCTCACGTTTCTTTTTTGCTCGAGGGCATGTGGGATCTTTCCAGTCACCTTCCCATACACCTTTGCCAATTTGAAAGCCACCTGAGTCGCCCAGCAACCATGACGATGATCGATCACGATTTCGTATCATGTCTTCTTTGGGGGAATCTCTTGTGATGTCCAAGTCAGCATGGCCTGCTGAATACAGTGTCCAATTGTATTCAAACAAACCTTGATCAGCATTCAGCCAATTCAAACTTTCAACACCATTTGTAAAATGTTGAGGAATACGTGATGTTTCGACATACTCCTCATGACGTTGTTTGCCCACAAACGTAGCATAAAATCCACTCAGTGCTGGAAGAAACACAGCATAGTCTTTTTGTTCAGCAGTGAGATTTGTGTTCATCTACTTGGTTTGTGCAGGCAGGATGTATTGATATGTGGCCATTCCAGAGTCCAGTGTGATTTGCAGTGCGCCATCATCTGAAAAACTCATTTCACATTCATTGGTTTCAATCAGTTTCAATATCTGTGTGACCTGTGCAACTGGCCATGCCCAAGTTTTATCTAGTTTGCCTTGGATGCCTGTGGCAAATGTAAATTCACCAGCATGTGATGATGCATCACCAAATTTAAATTTCAGTGCATCGCCATCTGTAAACACAGTGAACACATTTTCTTCTGCATTGGCTTGTGCTTGAAAGTTCAACCTTTGCACATCTGGCATGGTTGGTTTGATGGTGACATGCCAATTGACGCCTCTGAATTGCACAGACTTTAATTTCTCATTCACAATCTCAGCGTTCATAAATCTATAATCATTTTTGAAGTCTTTGGAATCATTTTCAAAATGCAATCCCACAGGCACAGTTTCGCCATTGCGTTCTTGTGTGTTGACTGTGATGCCTGCATTGTCTTTGTACACAGGCAGTTTGAGTAGAATGTCAAGTTTGCCTAGATTGGGCATGCCAAATGTGCCAGTGAATTCAGTGAGTGAATTTTTTAGATTTGATTTGACTACAACAGATCGATCTTCTGCCATAGCATCAATGGTGGTTGATTTGTCATCACCAACAATCTTTACTAGATCAATAAAACCTAGCGAATGTGTGTGCTTGACAATGTCTTGTAGTGTGTCTTTCATACTGTGTATCTCCTAAGTTGTTTTATTATAGAATTATTTAGAGCTAAAGTCAAACAATCTTTTCTTTTTGCGTTTGACTGTGGGTTGCATTGCAGTCAAGTGAGATTTGATGCTTGTTTTTTTGCCAGCTTTTGTAAGCACTGCAAATGAATACATGTCATCTATGTGATAGAAATCACACTTCAAATCACGTTTGCTGGCCAAGTCTTTGATCAACTGTTCGGAACAATAGGTAATTTTGTGTGCAATAAATTTTTGCCACTCTTGTTCTCCATCAGTGTCACTGAAATGTAGCAGTGCTTGTCCTCCTGGTCTCAGCACTTGTGAACAACTGTCAATCAAGTTTTCTATTTGCTCTATGCTTAGATAAGGAATCAAGTCCATGCAAATCAAAGTGCCTATCTGGTCATGTGGCACATCAAAGTTGCTGATGTGTCCTGTCAATTCCAAAGGTTTTACTCTGAACATTTGGGGATTAGCAAGATTAGTTTTGCCAATTTTTGTTTTGGTATAGGTGTTAAGTGTTTCGTGATCAACATGATTGCAACAAACATAAACCAAATGCGACTTCACTGATAGATGCACATAATCATATTGATTTGCAATCAACCAACACCAAGGATATCGCCAATCAGTCTGACGCTGGCACCAATTTGTAACAAACTGCGACACTGCGTGTGAATGTTGTACATCCACCTGAGCAACATAATTTTCATTGAATCCAAACAAGTACACAGATTTGCCTTGATCTTGTGTGAGTGCTTGTATTTTTTTGTCACTTTCTTCAATAACAGATTTGGTTATTTTCAAAGAGGATGCAAGTTCTTTTTTTACTCCTGCAAATTCTTCGTCAGTGGCCTGTTGTAAAACTTCAATGGCGTGTTTTATTTGTTTGCGTGATACCATTACCCAAATAATTTATCAAAAGTGTTGTCTGCTTCTGACGCTCCAAAGTCCCAGTCCAACACACCAATAAGATTGTCTAGTTTCTTATTGATCAGTGTGGCCTCCATTTCATTGTCGGCAAACGGCATTTCTTTGAACCAATCTGGTATTCTCAGTTCATCTGTTGGATATGCAATGGATGTGTAACCCATTGGATTGTCTTTGAGTTTGCACACAATACATTTTTGTCCATCAATGATGTCCATTGAATATCTGTCATTATAAACCTTTTTGAGAGTGTTCCAATTGATGGCAGCTCTAACATGTCCTGGCATGTTGATTTTGCCTTTTCTCTTTTCACGTGAATGATATTCTGTGAGTTTGTTCACACGACGTGGAGAGCCTTTTTCCCAACCTGGCATTTTCTTAAACTCCAAACGGAAGGCAGCGATAAATTCCATTACCTCTTCTTCCTCAGCACCTATCAGCACTTTGTCCAAAACATCTGACAGAAAATTTTGAATGTATGCTGGCGTATCAGAACGTTTCAAATCTAACCCCATGGCCTTAATTTTGTCTACTGCTTCGCCTTCAAGATCATAAATTTTCATGGCATATCTTTTCTTTGTGATAAACAAGCCTTTGGAACCAACTGCTTCTCTGCCTGCCGCAATCAGTTTGCCATAGGTTGATGGACAATTGAATCCATCCAACATGTATTTGGGAAATGATTTGTTGACTTCTTCTGCTACCGAATCATACAACTCAGTGACATTATCTTTGCTCCACGGAATGTTGCCAGCATCAATTTCTGTCTTGAGTGGTTGATATGCTGAGAAATACACAGAATCTGTGTCACCATAAATCACTGCCTTGCCTCTGTAATCATATTCATCACAGATTATTTCATTTGTTCTGGCAGCCATGTGTTTTGTAATGCACCTACCTGTGAGTGTTGTGCTTTGCCCAATGCGTGTGTCAAAAAATCTACAACCTGGATTGAGGATAGCACCATACAGTGAATTCAAATTAATTTTCTTTACCAACTGTCGCTTGTCCCAAAATGCAGTTTCAGTAGCATTGCCGGCATCCATTGCTTTTTTCTTTTTGGCTTGTAGTTCTTTGCGTTCTGCATACCAACGTTCCAACAGGCCTGGAATTACGCCTGCAAATTCATGTGTGAATATTGTGCCATTAGCACTGAGGAACCATGGTTGATCTGAATTGAATATCAGTTCATAAACTTCTGCCGCACTGAGTATGTTGGACTCGCCATTTTCCCAATCAATGGTTATGCTTTGTGCTCTGTCTTTTCGCATCACTGCTTGATATTCAAATGATCCAAACTCACCTTCCCATGCACCTGCAAAGGATTTCTTCTCCATGGTCATTCTGCGTTCAATTTCTTCTTCTGTGAGTGTCTGACGCAGTTGTCCAACAATGGTTTCTGGAGCCATGTTGAGTGCTCTAATCACTGAAGGATACAGTGAATTGATGTCAATGGACCCAATCCAGTCATGCAGTCCTTTCTTAGGATATGCCACATAGGCACCCGCCGCAGGATCTGATCCTGGTTCGCGTCTTATTCTATCAGGCACAACCATGCCACGCCTGTGTGCTTCGTTGATGATGCCTTGTTCTGTCACTGCCACAGCACCCATGGTGGTTTGTATCAACACAGTGTTTTGATGTGCAAGTTCGTTGGACAGTGCAATAAATTTTAGTTTGTCATCCAGTCTGCCCAACAGTGCCACGTCTTGCCTGTTGTACTCAATGAACTTTACAAAGTCTTTGTTGTATAATGTATCCAGTGTGCCTTCATATGGGGTTTTTTGTTCGCCAAGTTCCATCTTGGAAATAAAGTCCAATGCATATGAATGTCTTTCTTCATATGTGTATTTTCTGTACAGTTGCATGTAGTCCAAATGCACTCTGCCAATGATGTCATATGTGACTTCTTCATTGCCAAATCTTTCAAACAATCTCTTGCGTGGATATGTGTTCCACAGGCACAAGCGTCTGGTGTCATCTTTGGACATGACTTTTTGTATCCTGTTCACTGTGTAGGGAATATCAAAGCCTTCGGAGTTCCAACCACTCAGCACATCAGCATCTTCAATCAGCGTAATAAATTTGTCCAACATGTCTGCTTCAGATTCACACAGCATGGTGTTTTCAAATTCTTGTTCAATGATCTCAGGATTTGGAAAGTCCTTGGGTGGTATGGCTAGTGATATCAATTGGTCTAACCATTGTAGATACACAGTGATGGATATGATTGGTGCCCATGCATCTGCTGGTTTGGCATAACCTTTGTTGGGATCAAAGTCTACCTCAATGTCGAAGAATGCAACTTGTAGTTCTGGAGCGTCCTTGTTCAGATAGTTTTCTTCCAAACAACGGAATATTGGATTGATGTCTGACTCATACATGCGTTTACCTGACTGCATGTGTACTTCACGTTTGAACTCTTTGCCTGATTTGGTTGCTATGCGTGACACAGGAGTGCCATACACTGACTTGAATTTGCCTTTGGGGTCATCATAGTACGCCACATAGCGAGCAGGATATTCCACATATCTTCTCTCGCCTTTGATGCGTTCAACCACAGATATCTTGTCTGCGTCGCGATCAAACAGTGCGTCTACATAACTCATTAGGCTTTCTTTGCAACAGCTAGAAGTTCTTCTAGTTCCTCAATGTCATGTTTTTCAGCAGCCAATGATTCCTTGAATGCTACTGCAATTGCTTTTGACAACAGTGCTGGTTTGATGTCCAATTCTTCTGCTACTGCTTTGACTGTGTCTCTCAAACCTTCTGATAAATCTTTTACTTCTTGCTTAACTTTGATGCCACTCTCAATGACGTGTTTTATTTTTGCTTGTTCTTCTGTGTTCAATGTTTTCATAAGAATACTCCTTGAACTTATTATAAAACAAAATATTACTTTTGTCTATTGTTTTGTTTGGGTAATTTTGTAATGATGTCGAAATATCTTTTAGCTGGATTGGTTTTGTTGAGTGCTATGCCTCTGGATCCAGGAGAAGTTGGATCTTTAATTTGTCTGTTGAGATCTATACCAAGTTCAATCAGTTTCATCTGTTGCCTCACTGACATCAGATGGACTTTTGACATGCACAGGGCCAATGTCATGGCTGTCATCGTCGTCTACATTGAACTGTTCTGGTTTGTCTTGTTCCCACTGTGTAAAGTATGAATCATCTGTGATGGTGTCTTCTCTTGTGTTTTCAACTGTGTAAAAATTTTGATCAATGAGATATCCTGGATTTTTGGTTAATCGCTCTTCCATGAAAGCATCATCATACCAAATTGTTCTGTTGTTTGGATATGCAAAGAATGTACCTTCATCCATTCTAAACATGTGAGCACACTTGTGTTCTGGATCTTCTGAGAAGTTTGTGTCCAGCATGCCTGCTTTGTCTTCCCAACCAAAATCAATTGTGAACATGTATGTTCCTTTTCTTTTGGTACCATGCCAATCAATCAGTTCCGCACGACAGTTTGCTAGTCTGTTTCTTCTCTGCACACTGATGTATGAACTGAAGCAGTCCCAATACATGTGAATATTCAATGGGTGTTTTGGCGCATCCTTTTTCCAAACAAATGCATTGATAGGACGTCTGGTCCAGTTTACTCCATTTGGCAGTAGACATTCGAACAGTATTGCTCTACGCTCCATGCAGTTTGTGGTGTGAATATCGCAAAATGTGAAATCGCCATGTCCTTTAGTGTGGTTGAAAAGATATTCATTTCTTATGTAAGCACTGAATGGCGGAATGTTATGATTGAGATATGCCATCTACCAGTTCCTGCACGACCAATATCTTGCTTTGGTCTTTGGGCCTGGGTTGTCACAGTTGTGTCTTGCTCTGAATGATTTACGTCTGGCAGGATTTGATTTTCTTATTCTCATGGTTGGTCTTTTGGCAGATGTGCCACCATGTCCAAAGTTTACTTTTTTGATGTTGCCTGTTTTGGGATCTTTGACATATACTTTAAATTTTTTGACATCACCACGTGTGGGTTTGTTAAGTTTTACTTTTCTGCCTCTGTACTCAGCTTCAAGTGCATTGATCAATTTGCCACCTATTTCGTCTGTGTATACAAGTATATTATCTTCATGCACTTCGATGATAGGTGCATCAATGGCCAATGTTTCATCGAATTCAAATGTCAACACATCGCCTGCTTGTGGATTTTGAATGTGATGTTTTAGTTCTTCAAAGTTCATTGTTTGGCCTCAACTATATTTATTACATCTTGAATTGTGACTATGTTATCCACTTCACTGTCATCAATTGTGATGTCAAGTTTCTTTTCTAGTTCCATTACAATTTCTACTGCTGTGAGGCTGTCTGCTCCTAGGTCATCAATTAATCTTGCTGTCGGCACTAATTTAGATTCATCGTCTGTTAATATTTCTTTGATAATTTGATAAACTACTTCACTCATTTTTTATACTTATTGCTTACGTTTTTAGCTTTGCCTTTTCTATCTGGGTTTTTGTCTTTTCTACGTTTTCTATTGACTGCTTGAGCTATTGCTTTTTTACCGCCTTTAGCTCTTAGACTTGCCGCTCTGGCTTTTGATAGGCACTTGGGTTTGCCTTCTCCAGGTTTTTTGTCACCGCATTTGCCAATGCGTTCACCTTTGGTGTTGTAACGATCCCATCCGCCACCACCTGCTCCACCTTTTTTGCCTTTGCCAAACCATGCTCTGAGTCCTGCATGACTTGACTCATCTAAATCATGGTGTTCACAAGAATCAAGTAAATGATAATTTTTTTTGAAGTAAGCAACTGCTTGTTGTTCGTTGTCAAATAATTTTACAGGTTGATTGAATTTGTCTACAACAAGATATCTGTCTTCACGTTTGACACAGTTGGGCACACGTTTGCCAAACATGGTTTTGAAGCCTTTGCGTTCATAGCCTTTCCAACAGCGTGTGCCTTCTTCAATTTCAATTAGTTCTAGAAGACGCATTACTTTTTGCTCTTGTTGCCCCAATTGGCTGCGCCTACTTTGCGGCACTGCACAAGAGCACCAGAAGCGTAAGCCGACGGCCATACTTTGTATCTTGATTTTACTTTGTGATAGCAGGCATCTTTCTTTTCTGCCAATGCTTCAAATTCTTCTTCTGTGATAGGAGCATTTTCTTCAACTGTTTGGGATTGCTCTTTAATTTTCTTTTCTAGGATGCTCATGAATTCTAATGTTTGTGCATACATTTGTTCGAGCGTGTGTTCTTGGCCATCTGATGTTTTAAACTTGGTTCCTGGCTTGGCTCCTTGTGCTTTGAGTTGTTGCACTTTTTGTGCAAACTCGTTGCCATCCATCAAGTCACTGATGTCTTTGTAAGCAGAACTGTTTACCTTGTCCCATATTTTTGCTTTGCCTTCACCATGTTTTTTGACAAAGTCATCTTTGCTCATCTTCATGGCATCATCTTCCAAGTCCATGAGATAGTCTTTTACAGCACCTTCTACTATGTCGCCTTGGCCTTCATTTGCATCCACAGCATCTTTGGCTACTGCTTTATCCTGTTCGCCCATTAAAACTTTGACTAGGTTGGAATTTGCAAATGATTCAGATTTTTGACACAGCGATTCTAAATACGAACGTGGCATCATACCTTGAGATCTTGCTTGATCAGCAATCATCTTTTCAAAGTCTAATAATTTAGATTTGGCTGACTGTTTCTGTAGCTGTTCTTGTTTGGCTTGTTCAAATATTGTTTTTAAAATGCTCATGATACATTATTTATTTGCAATTTCAATCAACCCATGCCAAGATTTGACTAGAGTGCCGTTGGCAGTGATGTCGCTGTCGCCTACATTTTCTATGGTTATTGTGTTGTCAGTGGTGTTAGTGTAAGGTACAACTACGCAATTTGGCCAGGCCAGTGTCTGATCTAGAAAGAGTTCATCATTGATGTACAGTCTTATGGTGGGGTTGTGATCACTGTGGATCGCAATCATCTTTTCAAAGGAGCACCAAATATAGACACATTCATATCAAGAGCATTGTCAGTTGGTTTTTGCTTTTTTGCTTTTTTGTGCTTTGGTGATTTTGTTCCTGATTTTCCAGGGGATCCTGTGTATGATTTTTTGAATCTGTCTGGATTTGCAATGTGCGGATTTGCCACTGAAGCAATGTTGCCTGCGGATGTAGCACCTGCTGTTGCTTGTTCCAGTATGTCTTGTATTTTCATGCTAATATTTATTTGGAAAATCTATGAGCGTTTTTGATTATGCCGGGTAATAAAAACAATGCGTTAGCAACAAAATCCAGATATTCCAGTTCATTAACAATTTTCTTTGATCCAAGAAATCTGTCACTTGGCACAGTTATTGTTGCGTTGTTAAATTTTGTAAACTCAAATACATCTTTTTTAACATCAAAATGCATGTCACTAAAAATGTTTAATCTCGGAAAGTCCATGACGAGATCATTTCTGTAGAAGCATGCTGTGCCAGGTTTAAATTTTGCAATCCAATGAGCAGATATAGGGATGTACTTTCGATTGTCAATAGCATTATGCCAATACCAATAGCCAAGTCCACTTCTTTGTCTATCAGTATGATCGTGATCTGGCAATCTTTGAAGATTGGATGTAAATTTTAATATTGAACGGTTGTATGATAGTATTTTCTTTTTGCGGAAAAACTGTTGTGTCATGTGTGATCCAAACCAACTGCCATTGTAATGAATTTTGTTCAGCATGTCAGGCTCAGGCTGATCTGCGGACTTTGGCAGCAATAAAAAATTTTTAAGACACAAGTTAGTGCCATGTTTTCTTGTAACTCCTATGCAAAAAAAATAAAAACTATTGGAATCTGCAGAAGTAAATTCAAATTGTATGTCATCCTGATACTCCAGCGGCACTCTGACTTGCGTGATAGATGATGTGCATTGAACCTCATTGATTATTTTGTTATGATGAAAAACTCTGAGATGACTTTGATTGCTAGTTTTGGTAAACACAATAACAAAGGATAGATCCCATATGCCTGGTTGCGCCATGTTACTTTTTTTTGCGGCCGGATTTCATGTTGGCGCACCAATGATACATTCTACCACGCTCGCCTCCATATTTTCTTGCTTTGGCTCTCAGTGATGCCACTGATCCTTTGCATGATGCACCTGAACGTTTGACTCTACCAGGACGTGATTTGCCTTTGCGTTTTTTGTCAGCAAAGTTGTCTTTGATCAAAACTTGATTGCCTTCGCCTCTGCGTGGATCTTTGTTGATCGGTTCATAGAATATTTTGCCACCCTTGCGGACTTTCTTTAATCCTAAAGGCTTTGCTGTGTGATGCATGGGCATACCTATGATTTCTTCGATGTTCATTTTTTGTTTTTGGCCTTTGTTTTCTTTTTCATTGTGTTAATGTATTTTCTATAGACAGCCGCCGGGCCTGCTTTGCCCGCCGCTTTGGCTCTCTGCTCCATGGCAACTGCAGCCTGTATTTTGTGTGCGTGAGATCTTCCAGACTTGCGTATTTTAGATACACTTGATCTTGCTGTGCTTTCATCTTTGAAGCCTAGGCCGTGTATGGTGCCTTTGGGGTCTTCATCTGTGTATAGGTCAGAATGTTTTTTGCTTTTCCGCTTTTGTCCTTTTTTGCGTGGTATTCTTTTGTGTTTGCTTTCTGCAAGTATTTCAAACAGTCTCATTATTTTTTCCTCGATTTACGAATGGCATAATAACTTGCTCTGTAAATTCTTTGTGCCCTAGTGTGCTTGGATGAAGATCACCTGGTTTTTCAAATCCTTGTTGGCCTACGTTTTTGTCGACCCAATCGGCCATTCCGTCAATTGGTAAAAAAAAATTCCAGTCTATTTGGTCATACAAATATTTACAGTCTTCTAAATAGCAGTCTTCATCATCGGTATAAGGTTCTAAAACATCGGCCATATATGTGCTCATGAAATATGGTATTTTGTGTTGTTTTAAAAACCATTGTGTCCTTAAAATATGTTCGAGGGTGTAGATGACTTGACCAATGGCATCATGAAACATGCCGTAATATGATTTAGCAAATTGGTTTTGCCAATTTCCATTCAAGATTACCCAATTTTTTGTATCAGTAAATCCTGTTGGGTTTTCTTCCCAGCCATCTATGTTTTCACTAATTCCGCTGTCTCGTAGATAAAAGTCATGCCGATCAATGCCGCTCCACAATATACCTACAAATAACTCTGAATCTTTGTGCGTTGTGCATGCATGTATTATGCTCCTGCTTATAAGGCCGTTGCCTTGGCTGCACATTCCTTTACTGACGTGTGTGTGCTGTGGCATTCTTTCTGCAAGGTGACTGGGCCATGTATCGATGTAAGGATTGAGTTCAGAAAAACTGCATCCACCAGTGATCAAAATTTTTTCTTTTGAATCGGTCATTGTTTCTTCCTGCTTCTGAAACCTGCTCCAGTCATGTATGGACGTGAGAACCACAGTTTGAACCATTCCTCTGAACCTGGTTCGATTTTATTTTTACGTTGGATGCGTGCTTTTTCAGTGCCTGTGATGGAAATATTTTCTTTGGGTTGGTCAAATGATCCAATTCCGGCCAGAGTTTTAAGTTCTTGTAATGTCATTGTCTTGCATATATTTAATCAATTCATTGGACCATACTTGATGTCCTTGTGTGGTGGGATGATAGTCTGTTGCACTGACATACAATTTATTGTCCTGACAGTGTTGGAAATGACTGTATGTAGGATGATAGAAATAATCTGTGTCCACACAGTTCCATAGTGTTCTGCTGTCTGCTGAATCTGTAATGATATTATTGAGTCCAAAATACATCACATACTTGATATTGTTGGCTTTGAAATATGTTTGCAGATCAAGGATGTTGTTGAGCATGGCAATGGATTCATGTTCTACATCATCAAATCCTGGCATCACATGCAACACATCTCTGGTGTGATATGTCCTCCATGTACTGCTGTGCCCTTGCATGGGTTTGTAATTGTCTTTGGTCACATAGTCAATACGGCCGGCCTGTGTCCATTCAATCAGTGCAATGGTGTTTTGTTTGTGTTGGGTAAAACGTTCAAAGTGTAATTTGGTTGTGACAACAATTCTGTCATTGCCTCTACCACCACGTGCAAGATTGTGCAACTCAAGGTCAAAATGCTGGGCAACCATTTGGCCTGCAAACACAGAGACTTTGCCTTTGGGGTTGGGTGTGTTGAACGAACAGCCGTTGACTAAAAGATGTTGGTACATCAAGTAATTTATTTAGATTTTTTGCGCCTACCAGCACAATGGGCTCGTTGTGAAAAGCCTTTGGGGTTGGAACAGTTGATTGATTTTTTGTATTTTTTGCTCCACTTCTCCAACAGTTCAACTGTGTAGAGTTCGTGGAGTTTCATTATTCTGCCTGTGGTTGTTCTGGCTCTTGAGTAACTTCTTGTGGTTCTAACTTGTTGAATTCGTCACGTGACTGTTGCACCACCATGTTGTGAAATGTTTCTTTAGCTTTGTCTTCATCACCAGCCACCAGCTGGTCTAATATTGTATCTAAGTCGCTCACTATTTCACCTGGTCTATCTTAAGTGTAAGGTTATAAGTTCTGCCTTTGTATTGGTACTCTAAGTCAGATGAATTAATGTGTGCAGATGCTGACTCCACTGTGCAACCAAGTTCATTAAGTCCCTTTTCCATCACTTCTGTAATGTGTGACACGTGTGTCTGTGTTTCTTCTGCGAGTCTTGTGAACTCGTCATTTTGATTTGCAAGAGCATCCATTATTTTTCCATATTCTTCTGCATCACTTTTTAATGATAATGCATCAATGGATTCTGAAAGTTTTCTTAGTTCTGCGCCTTCTTTACTCATTTCTATACATTTCACAACCGCCAAATTCAGTTGTTACTTCTCCAAACATTTGTTCTCCTAAATCTTCATACATTGCTTTAATTGAATCAACGGCTACTGGGTAGTCTTCAAAAAAGTTTGGTCCATTAAGATTTAGAACATTAAGTTTATGATTTACTGGACGAGTTCCGTTCCCGTCTTGTGAAAGATATGGTACATCTCCTGATCCGATCTGACCAACAATTTTGCCTTCTCTGACAAGATATGCAACTCTAAAAGATGTAGTGTCACCTTCCCATGCTCCATCTTCTGCAACCAGTCCTGCTTCGGGCTTTGTAACCACTTCTGCAATTACAAAATTAGAACCGTCATACAGTGATTCGTCAGCAACTATTCTTGCTGATGATGTAAGGTTAAGTGCATCCTGTGCACCACCTACTAACATTAGTTCATACTGTTTGTTTAATTCAGCAATCAATGAATCTGTATCTATATCTGAATTTTCTGATTTCTTTTTTTCTTTGTCTTTGAGTGCTTTCTTCATTGGCTCTTTTTTATCGCCATCTTTGTCAAAGTCAAGATAATCTGGCTTGCCATGTTTGGCTTCATCAACTTCTGTTTCAACTTCTTCACTTTCAGGAAGTGGATTGTCGCCTCTTGATGCCGCTGAAGGTCCCATGTCTTTGTTGGGCACTACATTTCTTTTGAGTTCGTAATCGTCTTTGTCTAAAAACTTTTCATTTGGTTCGTTGTCGTATGCTTCTGCTTCTGGCTCAGGTGCATCCATTTCTGGTGCATCAGGTGTCATGTCCATTGCAGGTGCATCCATTGAGGGTTTGTTTTGGATATTCATCTGTTGTGGATCAAGTCCTGCATTCTTTAAAATAGCCATAAGAGCAATTTGATCTTCCAGTGTGTCTGTTTGAATACTGATGCCCTCACTCAGTTTCTGTTTTTTGTTGTCGTTCATTGTTGATTCTCCCATGGATTGTGTGTCATCCTTCATTGCCATTTTTGTTGCTGTGGCATACATCACTGCATCAGCATCTTTACCGTATCGTTTTTTGAAACCAGCTTTGTCTGATTTCATTGACTTTACAATTTTTTCTCTTTTGTCCATTTCACCTTTGGACATTGATCTGCCTGTGGTGCTGTGTTCGCCACCATGCTTTTCCTCTAGATCATCTTCCATTGGTTCGTCAGGTGTTGGATTTTGCAAATAATTTTTTACTGATGTTAATTTGTCAGCTGCAACAGCAATCTTGTTGGTTAACCATGTGTCCAGACTTTCTCCACCTGGTCTGTCTTTGAACATTTGATACAGCGCCATAGCATCTTTGGCTATCTGTGCTGTCTTAGCCTGCATAGAATCTGTGTCTGTGTGACCATCTTCTGTTTGCTGATTCAAGTATTCTTGGTATGTTTTTGGCTCTTCTACTAGGTTAATAGCATTCATAGCCTGCTTCATGTATTCAACTGCATTCCTATCTACTGACATAGTGATATTTATTACGGCTATATTGCTTTAACGCCAATCTGTGGATATGGATTCATCTTAGGATCTGCTGTGGCAACAGGATATGCAGTTGCAACACTCACTCCCATGCCACTGCCTTTTAGATCTTTGGTGTTTTGTATGTATGTGTATGTTTTGTTGGCTAAATTAGCAAAAATAATTCCATCTAATTGACCTTGTGATCTTTTGTAGCCAAGATAATAGTTAATATTAATCTTTCCGTATAGGTCTCTTGCTGTGTTTACATCACCTTTTGCAAGTGCTTTTGTGATAGCATCAGTGCCTTTGACACCAGGAAATATATTTTTTAGAATTGTGTTGACATCTTGTTCGATGTTTGCATTGTTTGTAAATTGAATCAAACTTGACAGTTGTGAAAGATTAAGTCCTTGTTTGCTGGGTTGAAACCCTTTTTTTGCCATGGCTTGTAAATCTTTTGAATATTTTTGCATGAACTTTGTTACCAATTGATCATAGTTTGCTGTGACAGTGACCTGTCTATCATACATTCTTGCATCTTTGACATTCCGTGTTTTGAGTTCAACAGGCTTTTTTCCAATGATAAGATCACCTTTTTCCTTGCCAGAACCTACACCTGTGATGCCTTTGCTGAGACATGCCAGTGCAAATTCACCAGGGCCAATGCCTTGGCCTATAACATCTTGGAAGTCATCCACAAGTTCCGTCATTGCAGGGTCTTTTCCATAACCTGCAAACACATCTGCAAATGAATGCGTGCCGCCTGAAGTCAAAAGGTTTTTGTTTACAATTTTGTCTGCATTCCACAATTTAAACAGTTGTTGTCTGCCTTGTGAAGAAAAATCCACTGTGGAAATAATTTTTGCAATTTTTCTCACTGCTTTCTTGACATCGTTGTCATCAATCTCTTGCACACGATTCAGCAGTGATGCTACTCTGCCGCCTACGCCAACATCAGTCAACAACTGTGTGAAACGATCAATTAATTTTTGTGTGTCTGGATCTTTTTCTGGCAGGGATTGCAGTTTCTGAATGAGTTCACGTTTTTGCAGCTGCACTGCTTCGGGTTTTTTAAGTTCGAATAATCTCACTTCTTAAGTCCTTTGCTGGGATCATGCACTAATTTTACTTTGCCGTTTTTAGTCTTTACCCTGTAAGGATAACGCAGAGTTGTGTTACTGTAACCCATTTTGGCGAATTCTTGTAGTCGCATGTGTGTATTTAATAGAATTGTTGAGGTACTTCTGGTCCATCTGATGACATAGACATATCCCAAGCACCGCAACCTATTTGTTGCAGGGTTTGTTGAGGATAAGCTACCTGCACAGTCATCCACATCAGAGTATAGAATTCCTGAATCTGCATGGCATCCTGGCATTCTTCCAACGTATCAAAGATCATCTTTTCATATCTTGGGTGTACAGTGTTGCCCTGTGTGTCTAACATCATAGCAGTCACCATGTAGACAATCAAAGTAATTTTTGTAATCAATTGGCACCCACGTGTGTGGCACCCATGCGTTTGCCATCACGTGCTATCTTGTTCATACGCATGATGACATCATTGAAGTAACCTTCACGCTTGCCACCTGATATTGTAGTAATCTTGTTTGGTTGATCGTCAACTTCTGCATCTTGTGCTTGAGACGGTTTGCCTATGTTTTTCTGCAACCATTGAGTTGCTCTTGCAATAAATTCATCTATGGGCACACTGCCATCGTATACATCATATCCCAACACATCAAACACTTCTCCTGCGTTGGCATTTGATAAGTTTAGGTCATGTTCTGGATTGTAGTCTGGATTTGTAAAATCTTTTGGATCGCCTGCAAAGTCTGTCTTGTACACTTCGTCTTTGTATCGATCTGCATCCCCAGTTACCATGCTGAAATAGTTCTCGCCTGGATTTTTTTTGTATGCATGAAAACTCATACCTTCGTTAATTTGTTTGAATTCGTGTAATCTCATATAAAATTATTTATAAATCGGCTGAATGCTTGTCCCCAGATCTCATGCACCTCTTTAGTGTAGTGCCCTGTGCTTGTGGTTACATTATGTGTAAAACTTTCACCGAACTCCTGCATACTTTTATTATCAATTGAAAAATAGTTTGTAATATCAATAAGTTTTTCTAGCTGCGAAATTTGCCAATTCACATAAGGATTCTCAGATCTTTCTTGTCCCATACTAAAAGGCTTGACAGCACACCAAAAGAATTTGCAATCAATTGAATTGCATAAATTTTGGATAGCAATAATATTTTTCAGTAGATTGATATGATTGCTCACGTCAGATTCCTGCATGAAATACATTTTATGGAATTGCTCAAACAATTCTTTATTATCTTTGACAACTTCCTGTCTCATCTGATTTTCTAGTGGATTATTTGACAGTGAAACTATGTTGTTGGGACTAAAAGAATAACCATAATCTTTGTAAGAATAATCTCTCCTATTAGGCAGAGAAAACATAACTGCTACTACTTTTATATTATTATTCCAATGCTCATATATACATTGGGTTATGTCTCCATTTGAGCAACCTGGATGCGATATATTGTTAAATTCATTCGAATGCCAAATATAATTAGGCCATGTGGTTGATGCAGGCGGATTTCTAAAAGGATCTAATTGAGTGTTTTGATGGCCCACGCCATAAGTGTAACTGTCTCCAGCAACAAGCACTGGTTTAGTTTCATCAAACCATTTTTTATAAAACATGCAAAATTAATTTATTGTTGTTTGGCTAATATTTTTTTTTATTTGATTGATAGTGTTACCAACTGATCCGTTTGTATGCTGTATGCCAATGCCGCCTGCAGACTGCCACTTCTTGATGTTGTAGCCAAAGTCATCAATTAGTACGTTGGGTGTGCCATCTGCTTGTTTGGCATAGAGGCCTTTGTCGCCAGTGGCTGGCATAATAATAACTTCATTTGGTTGTGGTTGTAAATTGTTCTGTACCCATTGTTTTTTCTGAGCAACTACACGTTTATCACCAGCAAGTGCTTTGGAAAGTATTTTGTATTCGCCATTGAACAGTGTTTTAATTGCAGACATTATAGAAGGTACATCCGACAGCACATCAAGGTCAATCCAAAAATCATTACGTTTGGTGATGTCTCTTAACACTTTGCTAACTGTGTCTTTGGATGCATCCTTCCATGATGCAACTCCAGCCATTTGGTTGAATGGGCCATAGAAATCTGCCAACACGCCATCCATGTCTACATATAATATAGGTGATTTAACCGTGGTTTCTAGTTCATACAGTATCATTTTAGATGCAGTGCTTTCATTATCTTGCCCAATGTCTTTTTGTTGACATCTTTGGTGGTATTTTGTTTGGTCACAATACCAACGCCAGCTGCTTCTTCAACACCCATGGATTTTCTTACAGCATCATAAATTTTCTTTTTGAGATCTTGTGTGCCTGCAAACATTGTGGCAAAGCCTTCAAAGTCTCCTTGCACTGCGGCTTCACGTGCTTTGGATGCTGATACTCCTTCAAGTGAGTCAGCATCTGGATCACGCAGTCCTGCTGATACAACATTTATTGCGTCAAATGAATATTCCTTGCCATTGTATTTGTTTAATAGATCTTCAAATGCAGTGACTCTATCACTGCCTGCTACCATGGTTACATTTTTATGTCCTGCTGTTTCAAGAAATTTCATCACATCAATAATAGTTTTGATATTTGGATCACTTATCACATGGTCAGCCATTTGCGGAAATTGTGCTGACATCATAGAAACTTTTTGATTCCATGTTAATGGATTTTTCTTTTTGTCCTGGGTGTGGCTTACAAATACAAAATGCACAGGCGACAGCGATTCTAGTTTTTGGAATAATTTGAAATGGCCTATGGTTGGAGGATTAAATCTCCCAAACACAAATGCCGCTGTGTTATTTTCTACTTCTGTGAGCTTCATCGTCGATCATTTCTTGATATACATTTACAGCAACTTGTTTTTTGACTTCTGGTGTAATGCTAGGATACGGAACATTGTTTGCTTTGGAAAACTTCATACACACGTTGTCTACTAGTTCCATCACTCTGTTTGTGTCTTTGGGGTTTCTACGCATGTGCTGTTGACATGGTATAAAATGACGTCTGTACATGTCGTCATCATTGAAAAGATGTTGTGTGACAGATGTGCTTAAGGATTCATCGTACATAGCAAATATTTATTAGAATACTAGTCCAAGTAACCAATTGTAAATTGGCACTTTGAATGGTATAGTCAATGTGCCGTTGTATCCAAAATTGGCTGTTTTTGTAAGAATATTTTGATCATTTGAAACAAACACTCCAAAATTTGTTTCATTTTTTAACATGTTGAGCACACTAATATTGTCAAATTGCAAATCCGTGATTTCAATAAAAGAGTCTTGTATAATTTTACCTTGTTGATCAATTGATGTGTTTTGGTCATTTTTACCTGTAATTTGTATTTTAAGTTCATGCAATTCATTGTCAAGGTTTAATTTTTTTTCTATATTTTTATTTGGTTCTCCTGAAATGTCGAAATTTAGCACTCTGTCATTTACTAACAATTTAACAAACAAAGGATGGTCAATCCAAATATGATTGTAGTTTAGTTTGATTTTGACTTCATTGCTTGTAAACAAATTCATACTTGCTCATGTTACCAACATATGTGTTAGGTTTGGTCTTTTTCATATTGAGTTTGATGTCACCTGGCTGGATAGCCACGATCATCCATCCGTCTGTGTGTTCGACTAGTTTGGCTTCAACCCATTTGTTGTTGTCTGTGCATTTGATCTTGATATATTCTAACATGTGTCAATTATACAACACATCAACAATTTGTCAATACAATTTTGGTAATTATTTTTGGAACCCTACAGTGTCTCGCTTGATGTCTTTTTCAGGAAATTCTGCCCAATACAATTCATACGCCACAGCATCTTCCAAACATTCAAATTGATGCAACAGTCCAGGTTTTACTTTGGTGTAATCGCCTGCTTTCAACACAGTTTCGTCACAGAGTTCATATTCTTTTTGCCACACACGAATCAACAGTGATCCAGATTCTACAAAAAATCCATTCCATTTGTATTCATGAATGTGTTTGGAACACACTCCGCCACGTTTGGTTTCTATCCTATGAAATTCAAGAACGCCATTTCTCTCAACGAGTTCTGTGGTTCCCCACACTTTGCCTGCTATCATGCAATTAATTATATGGTGTTTTAAAAGTTAAGTTGAATTTTGGTTACGGAACCAGTTTCGACAGTGGTCACTGACCTTACCCAAACAAAGTTGCCTGTGAAGTTCTTGTATGTGGTTGCAACAACGCTGGATCCATCACCTACGGAAGTGTCGTCGATGTCAAACCAATCCACAGCATTGTCTGGATCAGTTGCCAATGATGCTTGCATTTTGATAGTACCTACAAAATCATCAGAGCATATGTAAGCCACAGTGTGTAATCCGTCAGCATTGCCGTAATAACCGTCCGCTTTGATCTTATCGGACACTGTAGATGCTGTGGAATCACCTGCGTTTACCTGTGATTGTACAATGGTTGATACTGTTGGCATGTGAGTATTTATTGCATCTCAGGGAACAGTCTTTGGATGGTTGGTTCGTCCATGCCGTTGAGTTGATGTATTTTAGATGCTCCTATGATATATTCGTGTAGATTTTCGGGATCACATCCTTTGATGTACACAGTGCCTTTGGGTGTTTGAGCACAGTCTTCATACAGCAAATCTTTGGTCACAGTCACCAATTGGCCACCCATGCCCGGCGCATTGATGGTTGCATTTACTAAACAATTGTTTTTTACATAATTGTTCCTTATCATATATTCTATAGTTTTTGATTTCATTTATTCTCCTATGATGTATTCGTCTTTGTCTTTGTTGTATGAAATAGTCAGAGCAATATCTTGCAATGAATCAAACAATATCTTTTTAGATAAGGGCAGTTTGATTCTGTTGTTGATTACTCTCTGCAGTGGTCTTGCACCCATTTTTGCATCAAATCCTTCTTCAATCAGTTGATCTTTTGCAGAGTGATCAAGTTTAATGGATATGCCTTTTTCGTTGACTTGATCGCTTAGTTGTTGAACAAATTTGTCAACAATGTTTGTCATAACTTCTTTGGATAATGTTTTGAATCGTAACACAGCATCCAGTCTGTTTCTAAACTCTGGCGCAAAGAATGAATTGATGTCTGCTTCGCCATCATGTGTTGTGTTGTCCATGAATCCAAGTGTGTTGGCCTGCATGTCTTCTGCACCCAAGTTGGATGTCATCAGTATCACTGAATTATTAAGTTTTACTTTTTTGCCGTTTGATGCAGTGATCACAGCATCGTCCATAGCTTGTAGCAGTATTGTCATCACATCTCTGTGTGCTTTTTCAACTTCATCAAACAATATCACAGCATTTGGATGTTTTTCTAATTCGTTGATCAGTTGCCCTGATCCTGTGGTGCCGTCATCATATCCTACATATCCTGGAGGGGCGCCAATCAGTTTGGCCACAGCGTGTTTTTCTTGATACTCACTCATGTCAAATTTTATCAGCGGAATTTTCATGCCATCTGCTAGACGCCTGGCTGTTTCTGTTTTACCACAACCTGTTGGCCCAACACACAGAAATGATCCAATGGGTTTGTTTTCTTGTTTCAATCCTGCCTGTGCAACCAACACTGTGTCCACCAACTTGTCTATCACATCATCCTGTCCGAACACTTGTTTTTTGATGTTAGTGTTGAGATTCTCAAGTGATTCGGTTTTAGTTTGCACAATTGATTCAAACTTTACTCCTGATATCTTGGACACTTGTTCCTGCACATCTTTTGTTTCCACATCTCTGAAAGCATCAAATATTTTTGCTTTGGCACATGCTCTGTCCAACACATCAATGGACTTGTCTGGCAGTTGTCTATCAGTGATATACTTCACAGAATAATCAACTGATGCATCCACAGCTGTGTCAGTGATCTTAACATTGTGAAAGGCTTCAAATTGTTCTTTCAATCCAGTCATTATTTTTTTTGCATGTTCGATAGATGGTTCTTCGATGTTTACTTTGGCAAACCTTCTCATTAAAGCACGATCTTTTTCGAAGTGTTTGCGATATTCTTCCCATGTGGTTGATGCAATCACTTTGAGATCTCCTCTGGCAAGGTGTGGCTTCAGCAAGTTTGCAAGATCAACACCACCTTGTCCTCCTGCTCCTGCTCCATGCATCATGTGTGCTTCATCAATGAACATGATGGCTTTGTTGTTTTTTTCTAATACGCCAAGCAACACTTTAAGTCTTTCTTCAAAATCACCTCTGTACTTTGATCCAGCAATTAAAGATCCTACATCAACTGAATAGATTATATGATCTTTGATTACATCAGGCACTTGATTGTTGACAATCATGTGTGCTAGTCCTTCTGCTACTGCTGTTTTTCCTACACCGGGATCACCAATCATGATCACATTGTTTTTGATCTTTCTGCCCAGCACAAGAGTTATTTCATCTACCACATCTTGTCTGCCTATGCATTGAAAGGTTTTTTGATTTTTTGCTTGTTCATTTAAATTGACAGTGTATTGTTTGAGAATTTTACTTGCTTGTTTAGATGAAACACTTTGTTCCTCAATGTTTTCTGTGCCCACATCAGTCATGTAGTCTATGACAATTCTTTTGGCAAATCCGTTTTTTTCAAGATAGTAATAAGCATAGGATTCTTTTTCAGAATACACTGAACTCAGTAAATGGAATGTGTTGACTGTTTCTTGGCCTTGGAAGATTGCTGTGGTGAATGCACGGTTAACACATCTTTCAGTGACTTGTGTTCTTTTTGGATACACATCTTCTGCCAGTTTGATGTCATTCATGTTGTCTTTGATGTGTGATTGAAGTTGCTTCATCAGCTGATCATATTTCACTGTGGGTTTGTCTTTGACCATTTCTGCTATTTCTGGTTGTTGCAGTAACACTGCCAACAGATGTTCTAGTGTGATGTATTCGTGTTTGTGTTGACGAGCAATCTTAATTGCTTCATCAAAAAGGCCTTTTAGTCTATCGTCTGCTTGTATCATTTGCTTTCCTTTGTTTTTCCCTCGCTCTGTTTAATTTTAATTTGCTGACATGCTCAATGAACAGCACACCATCTAGATGTTCAATTTCATGCTGTATACATTGTGCCCATAGGTCTTCAAATCTGTCAACTGATTTCTCTAATTTTTCGTTGTGATATTCCACCAAAACAGATTGTGCTCTTGATATTTTCAAAAATAAATTTGGAAATGACAAACAACCTTCTTCACGCAGTTGTGTGTCATCAGAGCGTTCAACGATTTTTGGATTGATGAATGTTTTGTTGCCCCACATGGTAAACATTCTGATGCCCACAGACACTTGATTGGCTGCCAACCCAAGGCCGTTTGCACTCTGCATGGTGCGATGCATGAGATCAGAAATTTTATCCCATTCCAAATCCTGTGTGAGATCAGACTCTGCAATTTTTTGTTGTAACACTGCATGACCTTCTAAATTAATTTTAAGAATACTTTTTGCTGATTCTGTTGATGTCATCTCTGTCCTCCTTGGTCAAGTTTTTTGGTATTGATACATTAATCTTAATAAAGTAGTCACCCACTCTGTGGGTATTGCTTTGCAATCCATGTTCTGCAACTTTCATCACATTGCCTGGCTGTGTGCCCTGTGGCACTTTGATGGTCAACTGCTTGCCGTCAATGGTTGGCATCTGCACAGAAGTACCATTGATTGCTTCCCACACACTCACAGAAGTTTCTGCATATAGATTTAAACCATCTCTGACAAAAGTATCATGTGGTTTGATGTAAACTTTGCACAATAAATCACCTGGTGGCAATGCTTTGTTGGTGTGCATGCCTAGTCCTTTGTATCTGATGCTTTGTCCATGATTGATGCCTTTGGGGATTTTAATTTCAACATTTTTACCTGTCTGATCAATCTGCACCCACTTGCTGTTGCCGTGAAACACATCTTCCATTGTGGCTTCTATGTTGATCTGTATGTTTCTGTTGGGGGGTTGTCGTCTGCGTCTTGTGGTATTTTGGAAGCCATCTCCAAAAAATTGGGAGAATACATCTTGCATGTCAAACTGATCACCTTGGCTGAAGTTAAAGTTGAATCCGTCACCAAATCTTTTGGCAGATTCATACTGCTGTCGCTTTTCCTGTGTTTTGATTTTGTCGTATGCTTCGTTGATTTCTTTGAATTTGTTTTCATCACCACCCCTGTCAGGATGATATTTCACTGCTAATTTTCTAAATGCTTGTTTGATGTCTTGATCAGAAGAAGATTGATCAACGCCAAGCAGGGTATAAGGATCCATGTCCATATTATATTATATAATGTGGATTTGTCAAATGACAAGTGCTACTTGTCGTGTTTTTTTGATGAGCCTGTGTATAGACCAAACCATGCCGCACCAGCACCTACCACAATTGAGATAAGTCCTGACTGTTCAAGAGTTGGTGCTTCAAGTGCCATGTACCATATCACGCATTTGTACAGTAAAATGATGTATGTGGTAATGAATACTCTTGGAAATATTCTCCATGAATCCACAGCACGAGCAAGATGAATTAATTTGGCATAAGGATTTGGACCCAAGTCTTTGACAGAAGTGTCAACTTCCAGTTCAACTTGGACTTTTTTTGATGCTGTGCCACCGTCTGCTGGGGTTACAATTTTATCTTCTGTTATGGTGTCGTCTTCAATACGCATACGAATATTTAATCTTTCTTAAGTATTTGCCACAATCCGTAGGCAATGCCAACATATGCAAGTATTTTTGCCATTGATCCAAAAGCAATTATTAGTAGACAAGCAACGATAATGCCTGCTCCATGTAATGAATCTCTTGCTTTAATTTTGTTTTTAATCCAATCAATCATTTTTATTTCTCCAATTTTTTGATGCGTTTTTCAAGTTCGTCTATTTTTTTGGTTACATATGGATACTTTTTACGCCATGCATCTTCTGGTTGTTGTAACCATGTCCAGCCCCAACGATCCACAAGATAATCCACTGCTGTGTCAAATTTTGCATATAGCCAAAGACCTATGCGTGTTGATTTAAAATAAGTTGAAAATGCCAACCCAAACAAAGATCCTACTAAAGCTGTGTAGATCCATAGTCTATCAGCAGCCATTCTTTCTATCATTTCCCACATGTTAATATTTATAATCATACATGATTCGTCTGATTTGATTTTTCCAGTAGTCTCTACTAGTCAATAGTATTTGGTTCCTTAAAATACGAGGAGCAATTAAATTTTTTATTTTTTGTGGATATCTTTCAGAGACCCACTGTTTGCACTGATCAATTATCATTTGCAATCTTTGATCAGGATCTATTACATTGTCATAAGAATGGTCTACAATATCATCATACATATCTATCCCCCAGGATCTCAAAAGGTTAACTGAACCAGGCAACCCTACAATCAAAGGTATACAACCATAGAAAATAGGAAATAAACTTTTTTCAGTGATGCTTGTAATATTTGATTGATAAAATGCAGCTTCAGTGACTAATGCAATAAGACAATGCTGATACAATGTGCTAAAGGTTTCAAAAATAGGACTATTAGGTTTTAATAAATTATTGTCTGCTTCATCTAAAAATTTTGGAGTTTGTATGATTTTTGAATTGATTTCTTGTCTGTAACTCCATTTAATTTTTGATAAAATATTATTTTCTGATAATCCTTCAACAAATTTTTGTCTATGTGGCCTGTGTGTGTTGTTTACACATACAAAGGTATGAGATATTTTTGAGTCCCAATTGGGAATTTTTATTCCTGTCATTGGATTTAAAAAGTAATACATGTAGAAAGGAGCTGAAAGATGATTTATTTTGTGCTTATGAAAAAAATGGTCATCATGTGTGTTGTCAAATACCACTGATCGAGTTTTACATTTATAAGTTTCTAAAAAATAATTTAGTTTATCTAGTTGATTAGCGTGTGGGTCGTTTTTGTCAGTCAGCTGTTCTTCATGTTTATCTATGATGATATTTTTTTTGCTGTCCTTTAGTTCTTCAAATCTTGCAACAAGTGCTTGGTAATTGTTGAAATATAGATAATCATAATCAATGATCTCATAATCATTGAACTGGGTATAACCTATCAAAGGCCATAGTGTGTGTGACTTGTTGTCCATTCCACTCAATCACTTTCGTAATATTCGCGGTATTGGTCCAGTGTGAGTTTTTGTTTGATCATGTAAGCACGAATTTGTGCAAAGTTAACAGCAAGTGTTTCGTAGTCATCATCTGTGAGTCCAAACAGCACAGGATCAACATTTTGTTCTTTGAGTTTGGCAAACACTTCTTCTGCATTTTCTGAAGTAATAATAATCCAATTGAGATCTTGAATCCTTGGAGTTTCAGGATCGGGTAGATCTAATTTTGCTCTAGGCACTTCTTTTTTAAAAATCTCAATCTCCTGTACCGAACTACAACTACTCAGCAGGAACGTAGTTAGGGTTAGCCAAACTAGGACATTCAGAATTGATTTTACTCGGCTTAACTGCATTTATTTCCTCCTCTGTTAGTGATGCACCCATGGCAATTTCTACACAGCGTAGAGCATTGTCTGAAGCACGGTTTATTACTTTTTCAACAGATGACGGTCTGTTTACAGCAAGATCTCCGATGTCACGTTTTTTGCCTGATGCATTTGTTTTGTTGAACTTGTCATCTAAATTTTGTAGTTCTGCTCTGAGAATATCGCGGGTGTCTTGCAGTTTTGCATTGGCAGCCATGATGGTTTCAAAGTCTGCTTTTTGTTGTTCAATGACTTCCTGTTGTGATGCAACTGCTTCTTCCAACTTGATTTGATTGGCTTTGAGCACAGCATTGTCTGATCTCAGTTTCATCACATACAAGCCTGCACCTGCCAGCGAACTGACCAAGATGCCTACCATCACAAGTTTAAAAGTTGAAAACATTACTTTGTCATTGCAACAGCCATTTCAGTAGTTTCTGTAACTCTGCGAGTCCATCCTTTACCAAATGTTGCAAATGTGTCGAGACCTTCGTAAAATTTTTGTCTGTCTGCTTGATAATTTTTAATGGTGTTTTCCACACCGTTGCTCTCGATGTATGCATCAAGAGTTTTAAGAGTGTTGGGTCCTATGCCTCCGTCTGCCACAGTACCAATGAGTGTTTGTAGATATTTGGCTGCTCTGCCTGTGCCTGCGTTGACACCAAAATCAAACACACACAGATCTAAGCCTGCAGGCAAATTGTCACCTTTAACTCTGTCCCAATAGTTCTTTTTGTATATTGGTTCCACATCTTCGCGTATTAATTCTTTCATGTCTTTGGTGCCGCCAAAGTCTTCGTAAACTCTTTTGGTCACTCCTAAATTTGTTTCTCCTCCTGGATCTTTGGGATGATTAACATAACCACCTTCGTGGTGAAGTATTGCTTCCAGGGATTTGATCCAATTTTGTGATGCCATTTAAAACTCCTTTAACTTTGCAAGTACAGACTTGGTACCTTTAGTTATTTTGAATAAATCGTCAACTTTTACAACTGAGTATCCGCCTCCTAGCCAATGATTGAGATAGGATGCTTGTTCGTTGGATTCTCTGTCAATTTTGTATGTGCCTTGCACATCGCTGTTGAAAGATTCAATTATCATTTCATGATTGGTGAATGCTTTTTTCAATGTCAGATGTTTGCCTTTGAGTCTTCTGTGTACTATGGCAGATGATTCAAAGAATGATTTAATGTCTTCTTCTATGGTATCGTCAGTTAAAAAATTGTACTGTGAAGATGATGTTGGCACTATCACAGCAAGTGTTTCTTCACTGAGAGCATATTCATTGTCTTTTTTGTGAAACGTAAACTTCCATGGTAACATGCCTGACACCTGTTCAACGTCTCGCACAAGCTCCATGATCTTTTTTGGCAAATCATCGTTGCGTTCTAGTTCAACAAATATGTTGTATCTGCCTTCTTGATTTTTTGCAGGTGAGTTGTCTGCGTCTAATACAAATGCACACCCTGTTTCGATAAAATGCACAAGATCTTCTGCTACTGCTTTGTTGTCTGTTTGAAATTTTACAACTGATACGTCTTCGTCTTTGCCTAGTTTGGCTGCAAAGTTATCAATGGTTATCAATTCACTGATGTGATTCTGCATTTCTAAATTTTTTATTGACTTCATAGTTCTGATGCGTCCTGAGTTGATTGGTCAACAGCAACTCCACTCACTGTCTTTGTGACTTGAGTTTCTGCATTGAAATCTTCTATGATTTGATTGGGCACTGTGATCTTCACAAGCCACACAGGAATCTCGTCAAGTTTGGCTTTGCGTGTGCCTGGTCTATAATCTGAGTAGGATTCTATTCTTCTTGGTGTCATTTTTATGTCACGTTTAAATTCAACTTTACCGCCTATGTTGAGCAGTCTTTTGCCAGCTTCTGGATCTGGCATTGTATCTTGTTCCCACATAAAAGTTGCTGTGGTGTCATACTTTGTGACATGTGGTCCATCAACAAGTTCACCCTTATTCCAGTTTTTGTATGCATAGATGTTTACATCATCCATGACCTTTTCCATGTTCACAATGGTCTTGACCACTGCATCTGAAGCGTATATTTGTTTAATATTACGGATTATATCTAGGGTATCAATCATAGTAAAGTATTTATTGCAGTTGTGTGACAGCCATGCAAAGACATTATGTACCAACTTTAGTGACAGTGAATAAGCCTAAATATTTTTATATGCATTCGCATAGACACAAACAATCGGAGAACATAATGAAACACAAAACTGTCTTATCCTTTGACGATCTTCGTGACGATTTTTCACGACACGAAGTACGACCTAGATCAGCAAACCAGCACAAATACTGGAAAATGCTCCAAGACGATAAAAAGTCAATTGTTATCGCTCATGGCCCTGCAGGGTGCGGAAAAACGCTTTTAGCCACCCAAAACGGCATTGATCTAATGAAACTACAAAAGATAGAAAAGATAGTTATTACCAGACCTGTAGTGGGTGCCGATGAAGAAATTGGTTTTTTACCAGGTTCATTGCAACGCAAAATGGAACCTTGGACAAGACCGCTGGTAGACATATTCCACAAAAATTACACCATTAACAGAGTCAATAGAATGATACGTGAAGAACAGATCGAAATTGCACCCCTAGCTTTCATGCGTGGTAGAACATTTGAGAACTGTTACATCATTGCAGATGAAATGCAAAACACCACAGTGAATCAATTCAAAATGTTATTAACAAGAATAGGCGAAGGCTCTAAACTTGTGATCACAGGCGATCTTGATCAAACTGATCGTGGCAAAAACAATGGCATGGCTGACTTTCTGCACAAGTTGTGGCGTAGTCATTCACGTCATATCACCAATGTGCAATTGATGGGTGAAGACATTGTAAGACACAAAGCTGTCACTGAAGCATTGAAAATTTATGATGAAGCTTGATTAAGGGCGGCAAGCACAGGATCCATGTATTGCTTGTATGCTTTGTAGAAATAATCATGCAGTTGATCATATGTTAGTTTAGGATCTAATCTATTTTTTTCTATAGTCTTATCTGCTAGATTGATTATCACAGAAGCGCCTGCATCTTTGGATCTTATTTTGGAATCAAAAAATACTTGTTCATCGTATTGCACATTGTTAGGATCTTTTTGCCAGTTGGGTATTGATGTCATCGACGGGTCTTTTGGAACCATCATGTAGTTACAGATAAGATATTTTGTTTTAGCCATTTTTGACTCTTGCAAGTTTAATCAGTGTGGCTGAAAGATTAATTTCTGCTTCTGCCACAAATGAATGATCCACTATGCCTTGTTTAATAATAAGTGTGGCTTCATCCTGTTGATCTTCTGTGTCGCCAAATATTTCAATATTGTCATACATCCAACGATAGATGTCTTCCATTTCTTCTGGGCGTGCCTGTGAACACAACAGTTTCCTTGCTTGAGTGATTTGGCCTGCTTTGAACAGTTCCACCATTTCTATCCTGTAGTCCTGTGCTCCAACATCTGCTGTGTTGGGTGCTTGTAAACTGCCATCTGCTGAATTCATCTGTAGTGTGTTGATGCACTTTCTCAAATCTGGATATGTGGCTTTGACGTATGTGTCCAGAGTGTCCAGTTCGAACTCGATGCCTTCGCCCACCAATATCTCTGCCGCACGAGCAGTAAATTCTGTTTTGTCAATTTTTTCAATGTGAAAGCCTTGACATCTTGAATGCAGTGCTGGAATAACTCTGTTGGGATAGTTGCAAGTTAGTATAAATCTTGCTGATTGATGATACATCTCCATCACACCTCTCAGTGCCGCTTGACCATTGGGCGAGATGTAATCTGCTTCATCAAGCAGTACAACCTTGAATTCACCGAATGGCATGGTCTGCACAAAGTTTGTTATCTTGTCTCTGATCACATCCACAGAGTTTTCTCTGGATGCATTTATTTCAAGTATGTCTGTGCCTTCAACTTCCAGCAAGTTCAACAGTATTTTTGCCAGTGTGGTTTTGCCAACACCAGGAGCACCTGAAAATAACAAATGTGGAATTGATTTGGCAGACACCCATTGTTGTACCTGTTTCTTTTGTGCATCATCTCTGAACACATAGCCTTGCAGTGTGTCAGGACGATGTTTTTCTACCCAAAGTGTATTCATACTTTTATAGTAACAGAATTAAAACGCAATGTCTATGAAATTATTCTTTATAGGGAGCAGTGATGGTGTTGATGTCTGGTTCGACATCTGTGATCAACAGGATATCATTTTCATCAACCATTCTTAAATCCATGTCTTTGTCGTCTTGATCAAGAATGATGCCTCTTGTCCAACGGCCGTGTGCAATCAGCACCCACTTGCCAACTTCAACATCTTGTTGTTGAGGACCCACAGCATACACTTGTGCCCATCTTGGTTTGGTTCCTGCAGCTGTGCCGTCATCATCTGGAAGGATCACTCCTGACTTGGTTTTAAGCAAACCGAAATGCATGTTAGATACCAGCACTCTTTTTTTTAGTGGCTTGATTTTTCCTTGTACTCTAGTGGGCATGTGCTCTCCTTATTGATAGTTTTATGTTACTATAAGGAATCTTTTTTTGTTTGTCAATGTTCAAAATTAAAAAATAGTGTGTTTACTTTTCATCACGTTTTTTTACAATTTTGCCGCCTTTGCCTAGTTGATCGCCTCTGGCATTTGTTTTGGTGTTGCCCACAGCAACTGTCTTCTCGTGTTTGGTTCGCATCGCTTCAAAATCAACTGGTTTCCCTTGCATTGAATAATGAACTTTTTTGCTTGGCATTTTTCTTGGCATGTTTATCTCCTTATCTTAAAAATTCTTTGTAGTCCAAATTGTATTTAATAGGGTCAATATGATGGACATCCAACAAATGAAGCACAAGACTGCTCACTGACGACCCTCTGCCTATGCCTGTGATGATGTCATGTTGATCACAAGTGTCCATCAAATACTTTAAAAATTTCAGTGTATCAATCAT